CCCTCTTTTTCAAAATATTCTTTCTGGTACTCTTTCATTGTCTGCACCATTTGTACTACCTCCGTATTGAATTATATTGACCTTGCCACATTTTCTTGCTATTATATCTATATAAACAGTTTGGGGCTTTGGTGGCAAGCCCGCCGCCCCTCTGTTTGTACCCTGTCGGCTATTCTGCCGACTTTTCTTTTTTCTGGTCTTCTGTAAGTTCCTTTACCTTTGCTTTCGCTTCGTCAAGGTCTTTGCAGCCGTCCAAAATCATTTCAACCATTTTCAAGATTTTTTCAAACTGTTTATCTGTCATATTGTCTTCCATGTTTTCTCCTTTCTCTTGCCGTATTCGTTAAAGTATTGTTGCTTCTTTAACTATCTTTATTATATACTTACGGAAGTATAAAGTCAATAGTTTTTTCACAGTTTTTCAGAATTATTTTGCACTGCTCTCATATAATCTGCCAGCGTATATTCCTTGCTACTGATAAAATACCTGTTTGCCCCGTACCCTTGTACTTCTTCCAGTGTCAGTGCTTTTTCCCCTTTATATATAAAGTTGTATATATTAGCAATCCCGTTTTTCGTCTGTCTATCGTTCATTACTTCAAGCCAGCCGTCTTCCTGCTTTGGCGTGTCGTTCCCGACTATCATGTGCCAGCAGTTTTCAATCACCTTGTTTCTGGTTTCCAGATAATTTTCTTCTATCCTCTCCACTGGCTCTATAATCATTCTTTCTGCCACGTCAATTCCTCCCCGGTGTCCCGCTGGTACTTCTCTTTTACTGCTTCCACAACATAGTTATTCTGTGAGGAATAGCCCTGCTGCTTTGCAATCTCTTTTATGCGTGCTTTCATTCCTTTTGGCACTGCAAGTTCCATGCGGTCATAATTGCTGTCACGGTATTTATTTTTTGCTGCCGTGGCTGCTGGTCCTCTGGGTATGGTCTTCTTTTCTGTTGTATCTGGCATTTTCTGCACCTCCTATGGTTTTTAATCAGTATATCACACTTTGTTTTCTTACGGAAGTATACATTTTATACAATCTTACGGAAGTATATTTGTGTATTTTGCCGATTGCTTTTATACTTCCGTAAGTATATAATAAAGACAGTTAAGGAAGCAACAACAATATTTCAAATATACGGAGGTACAAATCATGAACGCATTATCAATCAATATTCCAGCAAACTTCATTTTCTCTTGTGAGAACACACTTGCAAGATACGCAGCCGCTACCAGTGATGGCGTAAAGCGTGCCATACTTGACCGTCAGACCTTGCAGGGTATCAAGTGGGCAATCGACTTTTGCAAGTCCCTTGACACTGACTATATGACAGAAGCCCAGCTGTCACACGCAATCCGCTTGACCATGTTTCGTGGTCAGTCTTGCCCGGTCTTCCGTGGCTAATATATCTGGGGGCGGCACTGCTGCCCCACATTATCAAAATTATGGAGGTCATGCACTATGAATATTATTAAGGCAGAGCAAATCAAAATTGGAACACAGCTTACAGAAGCAGACGGCTTCTTGTGGGACGTTGTGGAAATCATAAAGGAAACACCAAAGACAATCACCGTTCGTCTTTGCAGCGACTTTTCCAGCTTCCAGCAGCACTGGACCGTCAAGCCAGACGGCACACCGGGCGGCGTCCATAAGACTTTCCGCAAGTCTTCCCGCTTGTATGGTGTAGCTTAATTCCTGCCCCGGCATTTGCTGGGGCTTTTCTTTTATCTTACGGAAGTATACATATTATACAAACTTACGGAAGTATATTTGTTTATTTTGCCCATTGCTTTTATACTTCCGTAAGTATATAATAAAGACAGTTAAAGAAGTACAGAACACGGAGGGCAAAGCAATGACAATTAAACTTCAAGGAATATACAATCAGCAGGCAGCAAAGGCAGTCAAGGAATTAAAGACCGGGGACGTTATCGTTTGGAACTATGGATATACAAGCACGGTTGTTGACCTTATCCCAAGCAAGACCGGAAAGACAATCACTTGTATGCTGAAAAGCAATCAAGATGGTGTTATTCGTGAAAGAAAGATGGGTGCAGAAAGACTGGTTGCTATTGCATAGCAGCCAGCCAGAAAGAAAGGTGATAATATATGGGAAAATCTTATAATAGACGTTTCAGAAAGAACGGGCTTTCGTTCATTGTGCAGGACACGCACCCGGCAGACCGGAAAAGTGATACTGATAAATACTATCTGACAGTAAACAAAGACGGCATATACAAGATTGTGTATGACAATATTACATGGGAAATACCAAAGTTTCCAACTATACACGCAGCCCAGTTCTGGGCGCTTACCAGTTCTGATTTTATCGGCACAATGTAGGGGGGTGTGAATATGTCTGATATAATTACTTGTAGCAAGTGCAATGGTTCCGGTAAATTCATTTACAAATCCGGCATGACTGGTCCTTGCTACCAGTGCAACGGCAAAGGTTCTGTGAAGCGCATTGCTCACAAATCCTTTGCAATATCCATTATGAACAATGATGGTGTCCGCATTGACTGGCTGCACATAAGCGCCAGAAGCCAAAATGAAGCCGTCAGAAAAGCCCGTGCGACTGCTGCCCGTGGCTGCTATAAAGACCAGCTGGACACAATCACTGCAACTGAAAGCGGGATTGAGTACACATATAAAACAATATAACGCCGTATTTGCCCCGTAAACGCAAAAAGACCGCAAGTGGTGTATTTCTCCACTTACGGTCTTTTCTTCTCATTCTGGCTTATTCTGCAAAGCGTCAGCGACATTATTTAAGGTCTGTCAGCGTGTTTCCCTCTTCGTCAACAATCTTCGTGACTTCTGCCGCCATTTTCTCTGCTTCTTCCTTTGTTACGCTCCCGGTAATGTTCCCGGCTGCGTCGTAAAGGTTCACTGTACCGTCTGCGTTGGTTTCCGTGGCGCCCTCCGGCACATTGTCTGTGGCAATAGCCACTTTCTCTGTTGTTGTCACTGGTGCCGTGGTGTTAATCACTACCGTTGCAGCTGGTGTGGCTGTGAGTGCTTCCAGCGGTTCTGCGGTGTTGCTTTCTTTCTCTCCGGCTTTCATGGCATTGTATGCCGTCTGTGCAATGGCTTTCAGCTGGTCTTCTGTGACATTCAGCCCGGCTTCATCAGCAATCTTCTTCAACTGCTCCACAACTGCTGCCATCTTCTCTTCTCCGGTCTTGTCCTTTTTGAACTCTTTTGCCCATTCCACAAACTTTGCTGCCCACTCTGACAGTTCACCCAGCTTGTCTGTGACTGTCTTCGGAATGTTTGGGAAAACGTACTTGCCAAGCAGGAACGCCCCCAGTGTTACGGTAAAATATACAGCTGCATAAATAACTTCATTCATGTTCTTTTCCTCCTGTTGATTATGCAGGCAACTTCAATGTCTGCCCAGCGTAAATGGTGTTGCTTGTAAGACCGTTCATGGTCTTAATTTCATTGTATCTGGAACCGTCGCCCAGCTGCTTTGCAGCGATAGCCCAAAGGCTGTCACCAGCTTTCACGGTGTATGTACGCACGCCACTTCCCGGAATTTTGATTTTCTGCCCAACGCTAATGACGTTAGGGTTTGCAATACCGTTGTAGCTTGCTAACTTCTGGTATGTAGTGCCATACTTTGCAGCAATGCCAGAAAGTGTGTCACCTCTCTGCACTGTGTATACCTCTTCACCGCTTGCAGGCTGCGCAGGTGTTGCAGGCTTTGCAGGTTCGCTGCTGGTTGCTTTCTTTGCAAAATCCGGCACGCCATAACCTCTGATGTAACGCCCGTTGACTTCCAGCGTTCTTCTTCCAACGGCATTGGACTTGTTACCCTCAATAACTGTGATGGTGTTACCGTTGCAGCTTTCTACAATGCCCACATGTTCTGCGCTGCCTGTGCAGTCACCAACGCCGTTGTCGTCCCAGTCATAATAGATATAGTCGCCCGGTTCCGGCACCTTTGCGTCATTCTCACACCAGCGCCCCATCTGCTGCCACAACTTAATCTGGCGGTTGCAGCTACATTCAGTAGGAATAATATCCGTGTAGCCTGCTTCAATGGCAATTTCACTGGCAAAGGTTGCGCACCATGCGTCCGTATAGGTCACTTTGTACCCCTGCGCAAGTGGCTTGTGTTCATTGTAACGGTCAATGATTGCTTTATGCGCCGCTGTGCCCTCTCTGGCTCCCATGTGTGCTGCTGCTTTCGCAGCAAAGTTCTTTCTTGCTTCTGATACGTTCATATTGCTTGTACCTCCATTCTTTTTATTGCTAACGGCTCCGGCTGCGTACTGGTTATAGTATTTCTGCCCATATCCTGCACGCTTTGTCTTCACCGTGTCGCTCTGGTCTGCCGGGCGTTCAAACTGTGTCAGCACCGCATTTGAAGCGGCAGTGACAGTTTTTGCGCTCTTTAATACTGACAGTGTGGCTTTGTAGCCCTCTGTCAATTCTTTCATAAGGAACCCCAGCTGTGTTTCAAGGTCGCCAATAGACTTCCCGGCGGCTTTTGCATATTCCAGCAAAGCGGCTTTTCTGGTGTGGTACGTCCACTGTGCCAGCCCATAGCCTGCGCCGTCCCTTGCAAAGTTTCCATAGCTGCCGTTGTCCACGGCTGCTGTGTAGCTTGCGTCAGTGTGTCCCAGCTTCTTTTCATAGCTGTTCTGCAAGTTCTGCGGGTTCAGCCCGCTTTCTGCATACAAGTTCCCCATCAATCCGGCTGCCCCACAACTGGACAGCCCTTTTGATTTCAGGAAATTCCAAATCTTTTCTGGTGTTGTTTTTCCTATTAGTCCCATGTCTTATACCTCCCCGGTGCTACTGCGTCATGCTTGAAAAGTCAGACAGCGTGCCGGACAGCTCCGGGTATGCAGCTTTGATTTTCAGCAGGTTTTCTGCTTTTGCTTTCCAGCAATAGAACGCTACTGCGGCAGCAGTTACCCCGCCAACGAATGTCAAAAGGACTGATAACTGGTAAAAATCCTTTGTGACCACTACCCACACGCCCACGGCAAATGCTATGTAGTAAGTCGCCAGAATTGAAAAGATAATGATTTTTGTTGCGCTGGTCTTTCTCTCTGGGTGTTCCTGCAACTCTTCTTTTCTCTTCTTTCTGCGCTGTCTGAAATACTGCAAATTCCATAAAAAAAGCACTGCTAATGCCAGTGCAAATCCAATGATAAAAAATATTAAACTTTTCATATTGCTGTTTTGTACCTCCTATTGTTCTTCTTCCGGCTTTGACAAAGCAAAATCATTTGTGCGCATACACTCTTTGTATATTTCCAGTATGTATTCATGCGCAACGTCAACTTGTCCATTTGTCAGCTTGCGGTCTTTGATGTACTTGTCATACTTTGCCAGTATGTCAATGATATGGTCGAACTCTTCTTTTGTATGGCGTCTGTGATTTATGCAACTGCTTTGAAATTCCAGAATTTCCATACGCCAGCTGTCAACCTTGTGGTCTGTAAAATCTTTTTGCAGCTGGTCCAGTTGTTCTTTCATGTCGTGGTTCATAAGATTTCCCAGCTGTTTAATCAACCAACGCACGGGCTGTACTTTAATTCCCGGCGTTATGTCAATAACAATCCCAATTCCCGCAAGCCACACAATAGCTTTCTGCACCATTTCCCAGACGTCCGCTGGGTTAAGCGTCTGTATTGCTTCCACTGTCCGTCACCTCCTTTTCTTCTGGCTGCTTGATATAATCATCGGCGCTGCCGTAATATCCGCAGAATAGACCGCATTTGTTGGCTGGCTTCTTCTCCGGTTCTGGATATGGCTTGCCCATTTCCTGCAAGTACAGTTCGTTTAGGCTCTGGCGCATACCGTAGCTGTTGAAGTGCTGTAATATGCCCCGGTATGAAGCAACGGACCTATCCAGTGTATCTTTGTCAATCTCTCCGGCGTGATATGCTGCAAACATATATTTCAAACGTCGTTTCAGCTTCTTTGCCGTCTTCTTGCGCAATTTTATGTGTGTTGACCAAATGCGGAAGCCCACAAACTCAATGCCCATGCTGGTTGGTCTTATGCAAGTTTTCTTGTTAAGCTGCAAATGCAGCTTGCTTCCCAGAAAGTCCGCAATTTTGTTCTTTATCTTTTCCAGATACTTTTTGTCTGGGTGTAAAATAATAATGTCGTCCATATAGCGTATGTAATAATGCAGGTGCAGTTTGTGTTTGCAGAACTGGTCAAGTTCGTTCAAGTACAAATTTGCAAACATTTGTGAAGTCAGATTGCCGATAGGCAGCCCAACTTCTCCCAGTAATTCATCAAACGCCACGTCGCCAATGTCGGCACCCAGCGGCAGACCAAAGTTTGTGTCTTCGCAGTTTATTATTACTGACAAGACGTGCAACAAATCTTCATCAGCAATCTTCTTCCGCAAAATATCCATCAATACTTCATGGTCTATCCGGCAAAAATACTTTGCAATATCCAGTTTCAAATAATAGAAACGCTGCGGCTTCCGGTCAGTCTGCTTCAACCAATCATGCAGGCGGTTGACCGCTTTGTGTGTTCCCCTGCCTACTCTGCAAGCGTAGCTGTCAGAAATGAACTGCTTTTCAAAATATGGGTTCAGCTGGCTATATATAGCGTGCTGCGCCACCCGGTCTTTGAAAGTGAGTGACATAATCATGCGCTTTTTCGGCTCATAAACATAAAATATGTTGTAGCGTCCCACGGTGTAGGTCTGCCAGATAAATTCATTCTGTAATTCAATCAAGTTTTCTTCCAGCTTATCCGTGTACGCCATCACATCTGGTCTGTACCTCTTGCACTTTATCCCGGCTTTGTACGCATTGAAAAGATTTTCAAAGTCGTAAATCATAGGGAAAATGTTTTTGATTTTGTGCAATTTCTTTTCCCTCCTGTTGTTAAAATCTGCCGTACAAATCAAACTGCGGTTCTTCCGCAGTCCAAACGTGATATATACATTCAGTGCCAGTCTTTCCGGCTCTGACTTTCAGCCCTGCGGCTTACTAACTATCTTTACGGCTATTCAATCTTTTTCCTACGGCTCCCGGCTGGTAGCCTTTGGAATGGAAATAAACCCCTTTAACCCAAATGCACTGGACGTGTCCACTTGTGGGCACGACTACTGGCAGAAATGGGGTGAAGCGGAACGGAGCGAAACGTTGTTGTTGACGTTAGAACGGGCGTTGTTCAAGTTCAGCGCACCAGCGCCACCGTTGGAAGTGTTGTTGAAACTCGAACCCCGGATAGGCACGGCAAGTCCTCTATTAACGGCTTATTCCCATAATATAAAAAGCAGGTGTTACCCTGCCTTTTACCAGTCTTATTTTGCAGCACTCCCATTCCCGGAAGCGCTGCCGTTCAGTGATTTATAATAGCCACCCACCATGCAGCCTATTTCATTGATATATCGTGCCATCATTTCATATTTCTTCATTGGCAGACACGGTTTGCCGCTACGTGTGTATTTTGTGCTTGCCGCAAGCCTTATTAAATGCCGCAGCACATCAACTTTCGTGTCCAGTTCTCCAAGTGTCGTCTTCTTGTAATGCTTATTTTCAAGCATTATGACCAACTCCAAAATATCCAGCATTGTTCCGTCTATCTTCTGTGCAAGTCCTCTTTTCGCTCTGGGAAACTCTTCAAGCTGTGGTCCTGCATATTCCAGCATTTCCCAGACTTTATTTTTCATTTTGAAGTCTTCCTGTGTGGCGTTATCTCGCACATTGTCCAGCTGCGGCGGTCTTTCTTCTGTTTTGTTTTCCGGCATTTTCTAAACCACCTTTGTTATATTTTGTAATATGGGGCTTACTGCCGTAAGCCCCGCAGTGTATCAGTTCCCAGTTTCCAGTTATTCAACTAAAGCGGAACGGAGCGAAACGCTGCTGCCGACGTGAGAACGGGCGCTGTACAAGTTCAGCGCACCAGCGCCACCGTTGGAAGTGTTGCCGAAACCCGAACCCCGGACAGGCAATCTCTCGCCGTTATTTCTTGCCCAAAATCTGCCCGGTGTTGTCTGTCCTGCGTCTGGATATAGACCGGACGCAATCAATATCTGTGGAATGGTTACGCCGCTTACCGCCTTTGTATCTTTGAATGGTACGCTTGTGTCGTTGCTTTCGGTTGTCTGTGTAGTGACACTTGTGTTGATACGCAGTGTTGCGTCACTTGCACTGGTTCTGTCAATCTTTAATGTTCCAACCGTCCCCGGTGCAACAAGTGTGCCGTCCGGCTTAATTGCTTTCCATTCTGTGCTATCTGCTTTCATGTTGCAGTCAGACTTCATAGAATTGCCGTATGGGATAATCTGAATTTCACCATCTACAATGCGCATACCAGATACCCATTCCCAGCAGTTGCCGCAAAGGTCAGCAATTCCAGCCGGGCTTCCATCATGGTTCCATGTTACCGGACCAGAACCCGTTGCAGTTCTGCCGCCGCCGTGTGAACCGTCAATGTATGTGTTTACACCCTTTTCATACGCTTTTTCATAACTTCTATCCCAGTTGGTGTTTCCCCGTGGTGTAAATCCATTCTTCATGCACCAAAGATTGATAGCAGCAAAAACGCCGTTCTGGTTAAGGTGCCAGCCCTCACCCTTTCTGCGGCATACTGCAAGCGCTGTGTCAAAGTCAATGTATGCTTTAGGGTCTTTCATTGGCAGTGAGTATGCACGGTCGTTGACCACAACGTTAATATACTTCGATACCCAGATAACTTCTTTTTCTACTCCGTCCACAATCCACCACGGCAATGTTTCCTGTGTTCCTCCGGTGATAATGTCGGAATACTTCATTTTTGGAATACCCACCATAATTGACGGCATACCCAAATCATCAAACTTTACTGCGTTGTTACCCCCAAAGGAAGCAACCGCCATTGCTAAATCATCAAAATTAGACATAATTCTTTATACCTCCAATCCCCAAAGAATAAGTGTGCAAAGTGACATATCAAACGGGATAGGCACTGGGATTTCTTTCGGTTCTCCGTTTTCGTCCTCTCCGTCTTCGATAACATCATAGCGTCTGGCAGGAATAACAATCTGCGCAGCGTACTTCTGCGCACGTCCTCCGGTGCCAATCACCACGCCGTCTTCTTCGTCAATGCAAATGTCCAGTGACACTTCAAAATCTCTTTCACGGCTGGCAAGATTGATTGTTAATTCATCATCACCGAACGTGATTTTTTTACCGCCAGACAGTGCATATTCAATATGTGTGCCCGGTGTTTTTTCAACTACATTGATTTTATTAGTAGCCATAATATTTTCTACCTCCATTCTGGTTTCTTACTACCTCGCTGCTTCTGGCTGCGATAACCTCCGCTGCTTCTCTCTGCGCCGCTGTCCCGCTGCCCTGCACGCCAAAAGAACGCATAACCGCTTCTTCGTGCTGTCTGCGTTCCTCTGTTTTAATAATCACACCTGCTGTCATTAGTAAAACCCACCTTTCACATAAACTTTTACGGTCACGCTTTTTGCGCTTCCAGTGTGTGCCATCTTAAAACCATTCAGCAACTTGTCTGTAATAACAATGTCGCCCGGAAAACCGCCCGTGTAGTCCACTATTTCTGTTTCCACGGTGTAGTCCATGTGGTTTCTTTCAGTCTTCAGCGCAACTGACTGTGTAGAATTGTTGAACGGGTACTGCTGCGTATTCTTCAAAGCCACCGTTGCTGTTTCTCCCTGCAAGTCAGCTATTGCCTGCTGGTGGTGGATTGTAGAAAGCGCCATAAGCGCTGCCGTTTCTGTTGCATTGGAAATACCGTTTTCCATGTGGTTGAAGTTGGTTGCGTTCTGCGGTGTTCCCTGCTGAATGATTTCCCCCTCAACTGGTGTGTGCGTGATAGTTCCATCATCATTTCTGCTTTCCGTGTAGCGGTCTTCAAACTCTGTTACATGGTCTTGCCATAACTTCTGTTCGTACATCTGTTACACCTCCTTTTCTGTAAAGTCAAAAGTAAATCGGTACAAAACGCCCTCTTGTACATTGTTAAGCGGAATATTTACCGCCTTGTCAGCCCACAACTTATTATTCTTGTTGTAAAGCTGTACCCTCTGCACTGTGGCTTTTCCGCTTACCTGCGGGGTAATCTGTACATATACAGCAACCCTGCCGTCTTTCAGACGTTCCCGGCGGTGTATCACCTTTTTTTCAGAAACGCCGTTGACGGTTACTTTTGCATAGGCAATGATATTATCAATGAAATCTTTGAAATCATTGATTGCGTCTGTTGTCAACATGGCTTTTCACCTCCTTTATAGCTTCCTGTGGCTTCCGCACGGCTTGACGCCGTATGAAAACCCCATTGCCTGCGTGCTTGTCCCTACGGCGCCGCCCTGTGTCCGCTGCACCGTGCTTCTTTCCGGGACGGTTCCTGTTGCCGGAACTGTGAAGCGGTGTGCTTCCATTCTGTCACTTGCCGTGACTGTGGCGCCGCTTGTCTGCCCTCTGGTGTTCCTTTGTGGCTGCTCTCCGGCTTTTATCCGTCCTGCTGGTGTATTTGTATAGCCAAACGTATTCAACGCCGTGTCTGCGTCGATATGCGCCGCCTGCTGTGAAAATACCGTGTTTCTGTATGGCTTTGTGCCTGCTGCTGGTGCTGTGAATATGAAGCCTGCTGCTTCCGTTCCCACAATATAGGTTGCAGCACCTATCCCGGCTTTTGTGTTTCTCTGTGGGTATGTTCCGGCGTTAAGTCTTCCGGTCAGCGGTGTTTTGTATCTGAAATACTCCCCGTGGGTGTATATGACGCCGTGAACCTGTCCTTGATAGGTCAATTCGTCCATGTGTGCAGATAATCTTTTATACATTTTCACTGCCCGGATAATAGCTGCGTAGTCTGCCGTTATTCTCTGGTTTGTCACATCAAGCACAATATGAAAGTGTCCGGGTTCTCCCTCATACTGGAACCACTCTTCCACTTCGCTTTCTGGAAATAAACTTCCCAGCGCTGTTTCAATGGCATATTTTGTGCCCATTTTCTTATGAACCTTGACACTGTTTTTCACTAAATCCCGTTTTGCTTCCAGTGGGTAATTGTAGTCGTACCAGTCAACGTGCATATCGTATGCCAAAATGTCCACCAGTTCTTCTGGCAATTCATCAAATCTGGAATATATCAGCACATTGTCAATTATCCCGGAAGTGTCCAGCAGTGCTGCTGCCGTGGCGTTTGCCAGTGCAACCATTTTGGGGTCTTTCTTTAGCGCTTCCGGCAGGCACTCTGAATAATCGGCATTGTAAATTGTTTTAGACATTTTCAATACCTCCATTCAGAACGCTTTTGTTTCCCAGCTTTGCAACCTTTATATCATCAACAACCGTGAATACTGGCTTTCTGACTTCAACACGTTTCACGCCTGCTTCCATCAGTTTTGCTGTTAGGTATGATGGGTTAATATCCCGCCCCATTTTGCTTGTCTGCCATGTCACGTACTCTTCTACTGCCTGCGTTGCCGCTGCCGCAATAACTGTGGCGCTGGCTGCGTCTGGCTGTGGAATATAAAAAGTCACATCAATGTCAAATGCTACCGTTTCCGGTGCAGATACCGTCACTTTGTCTGTAAGTGGTCTAATGTCAGAAGCGTTCAAGGCGTCTTCAATCTCTTTCAGTACCCCGGACGTTGCCTGCTGTCCATTCTGCAAAAGCACCCGGACGTCTACAACGCAAGGTTCTGGGCTTGTCACTGCTACGTCTGCCACGGCTGGTGATACGCTCTTTGTCCAGTATATGTACCCGTTAATAGGACCCGCCGTGCTGAAACTCTCCATGCTCTCACGCATACGCTCATAGTAACTGGCGTCGTCCTCTTCTTCTGCGCCGCCGCTGGTCGCCGTGATGTTCTCTGCTTTCTGGTAGTAGTCGTATAGGTCAACCAGTTCTTTGACCTGCCCCGCTGCCAGATTATTTCCGACGTCGCCCGCTGTGGTACAAATTCCCTCAACGTCCCCGTATGTCTGCCCGGCTTTTATTTCCAGATTTTCTTTTGTTTCAAATAAAATTGCACCATCAAAAGAAATTCTGGTGCCCGCAGGAATAATCACTGATTGTTTCTGTGCTTCTGAAATATAAAAACGGAACATTGCAGACGCTGGGCTTGCTGGCAGTCTTTCCAAGTCCTTGAATAATTCTGCCAAGCTGTCCAAGTATTCACCGTCTGCATAACGTGGCACGTTCTTTTTTGCCGTTTCATTGATAATGACACGCTGTTGAACAATGATATTTGCAACCCATGATATGAAAAGCCTTTCCGGTGACGCTGGGTACACTTTGTACCGTTCACGCCCCGGCACCTGCTGCACAAAGTTTTCATATAGTGCAATCAAGTTGCTTTCTATTGTTTCCGTGTCGGTTTCCACAAAGTCAATGTCTGGGTATTTTCTGTCACTCATTGTCTGTTTCCACCTCCTCCAAATAAATAATAGGTATTGTGCGCCCTGTGGCTGCGTCATGTTCAAATGTAATGTCTGCAACCTGCGCCCGTGGTTCAAATTCTTCTATCTGGTCGTACAGATAGCCCACCAGTATATTTTCAACTACTGGCTGCGGTCTTCCGTATAGGCTGCCGGGCAAACCAAAATCACGGAACATAGGGCAGGAACCCTGCACCGTGTCCAGAATAACCGCAATATTTTGTATGACTGCTTGATGGTCATTTGCTGGTGCAAGGTCAATTTCTGTCAATAGTGACCCGTCGCCCCTTATCACGTCCATGTTTCATCACCTCTTTGGATATTCTTTTAGTGTCACGTCTGCTGTCGCAGCCCAGCAGTTGCCTTTGTTGTCATAGCGTTTCAATGTGCTGCTAACGCCTGTTATTACCCACTTATACGAACCGTATTTCTTGCCACCTAAAACCAGTGTTGAAACATTGCCCTTGTTGCACATTTTGTTCAATTTCTTAATTTCATTCAGTGGGTTTGTTCCATGAAATACACTGAACGCCATTTTGAAACTGATTGTTCCGGGTTCCGGTCCCAAAAACTCCAATACGTCACGCTTAATGTGTCTGTCGTGTGTCGCATACTTTGCAGACACTTTCCAGCTTAATTCATCAAAGGTGCGCACGGTGTTTTCTGAAACTGAAAAAACCAGACTTCCCAGACTTCCTATTTTTGCCATGCTCTACACCTCCCCAATTATGAAGCCGTCGCCGTCGCCGTCTGGAACCATTATGCAAAGTACCATGTCATTGACGCCCGGCGTCCACTCTGTCACAAATGCTTCATGGTTGTGGCTTACTTCTTTTAGCATTTGCCCGTTGTAGTCATATTTCAGTGTTGTTTTTGCTGTCTGCCCCTCTGCCCCGCTTTCCATTGCTGGCACAACGTACACTGGGCGTTTTATAATTCTTAAATCACCGGAAGTGATACCGCCTTTGTCCTTGAACTTCACACGGGCTGTCATTTTGCTGGCGTTCACACTCTGCACGGTGCCAAGTCGCACTATGTTTTTTAACTCTGTCATGTCTGCCATTAGTAGCCCTCCAATACCTGTTGTAATTCAATCTGTGTTGTATACCCTCCCGTCAATTTGTGGGTTGCTTTGGTAATCTTGTACTTTCTGTCGAACTTCTGGAAGCCTTTTAATTTGACTGTGGCACCTGCCACCAGCTGCACATCACCAAGCATTGTGAAACTTGCTGTAAACTGCTGTGTGTTCTTTTCACGCAGTCGTTTTTTCGCCAGTTCGTATGCTTCATTTGTGCTTCTGACCTTTTCGTTGACTTCAAGCGTTTGCCCGGTTCCCTCTGTGCTGTCTGCCGTGTATGTGCTTTCAATCGTTTCTTTGCTGTCCGGGTCCGTATACGAAACATGGCAGCTGGTGTATGCTGTATCATGCAGGCTGGTTCCCAGCTTGTATGAAATATAATCACCGCTGCCATATTTTATGGTTTTTATAGGTGGCTTGCTGTCATACTCTGCGGCGTCATAGATAACCACATTCATTGTGGTTACTTTCAGCGCAAGCCCTGCCGCTTTACATAATTTCTGTAAAAACACAATGTCTGACGTCTGTACCTGCTCTTTTCTTTTGTACTTTGGTATATTGTCCGCAATGTACATCAGTTTCAAGTTGCTTTCGGACGCTATCTGCTCCGCAATCACTTTCAAATTGGTGTTTTCCCACGCCTTTGATTTTCTTTCTACTCTCATTTTGGAAGTATAAGGAATTGACGTGCCCTTTAGTGTGATTTTTGTTGGCGGTCCGCTGGCGTCTACGCTGTCCAGTTCAAATGTCCCGCAGTCCAGCACGGCGTCTTTGCCGTTGTCGTGCCAGTTCTTCTGAACAATCGTTGCTGTTATCAATTTAGGGTCAGACACTTTCTTTGTTGTTTCTTTCGTTTCTGTGACCGTCTGTGTTGCTGTACCGCCCGTTGTGATTTTGAAAACCTGCCCCGGATATATTAAGTTAGGGTTTTTAATATTGTTTTCAGAAGCAATCTGCGGGTATTTTGTACCGCTTCCCAGATACTTTTTGGCAATAGCCCAAAGCGTATCACCTTTTTTGACCACATAATTGACAACGCTTGCAGCTTCAACCTGCTTTTGCACCGTCGTTGTGGTCTTAATAAAAGTCGGCTTTACTTCCAGCCAGCTTCCCAGCCACTTTCTTTCTCTATCATCAAACGCAAGCTGCAAATCGTCTGCGTTGTCTTCGTCTTCGTCAGTGAAAGTAAGGCTGCTTAAATATTTATTTATATTTGCCGGGACTTTTACGTTTTGAAATTTCAACCGCAGTTCCACCCGGCGTGCCATGTCTTTTGCGCTCATTCTACGTCAGCAGCCCCCTTTTCCACGGTGGCAGTTCCAAGTCTTCTTCGTCTTCCACTTCCGGGATTGTTAATACAACCCCGGCAGGGAAAACGTAGGTGCTGGCGTACTTGACATTGGCTTTCATCAGCTTATCTGTATGCAGGACACTTCCCATTTGTTCAAATGCTATCTTGTCCCACATATCCCCAGATATGGTTGTGTAGCTTTTAGTCATATTTCTGCCGCTTCTCCTTGTCTTCTTTTTCGTCCAGCAGGTCTTCAACGTCACGCAGCAACTTTCTGTTGTTCTCTTCCAGTTTTGCGTCCAAGTCTTCTGGCTTGTCCCCGTTGATAACGATTGTCGGACTGTTGTTGATAGTTACATTGTTTGCACTTCCACCGCCGCTTCCTGCGCCCGCTGTTACCTCTGGCGCTGTGTTGTAGTTGTTCACCGTCTGCGGTGTTGTTGTGGTCTGTGCTGCTGTTGGCGCTACTGCTGCCGCTGTTGTGGCTGTCGTATTCTGTGCAGCCAGAATGTTTCTTGTCTGGTCTGCTGTAAACACCGTGCGCCCCGGTGCGTTCGTGATTAACTCTGGTCCCGCTTCACCGGCAATGAACGTGTCTGGTGTATTTTTGGAACCTTTCGCCAGCATAGGTATTTCAGATATGTTTATACCCTTTCCACCTACGCCCGGCACCCAGTCTGGCACTTTTACTTTGTTCAATCCACGTATAACCGTGTTGACCGCAGATATAATGCCGTTGATAACTCCCGTACACACTGACTTGATACCCTGCCAAATTCCAGAAAATATTTGCTTTATGCCCTCCCAAGCCTGCCGCCAGTTCCCGGAAAATACACCAGTTATGAAAGTGATAATTCCATTCAGTACGGTTGCAATTCCAGAAATTACACCGGAAATTGCTTGAACTCCGCTTTGTACGATAGACTGGATTGTTGGCATTACAAATTGTATTGCCGCTAAAATTCCTTGAATTATCGGTGAAACTATGTTCCAGATTGTTGTCAGTGCTGTTTGTATCGCAGGTAAAAGCGTTTGCAATACATTTGTTACCACTGGTAAAATTGCTTGAATTGCTGCGGAAATTGCCGGAAGCACCGTGCTACAAATAAAGCTGAATAATTCTGAAATAATCGGCAAAACATAAGTTGAAATGAATGTGATTATTTCTGAAATAATCGGCATAAGACCAGCAATGAAACTTCCTATCACTGGAATAATTGCGCCGATAAAATCAGCAATGCTTTGTATAATCTGCATAATGGTTGGGGCTGCCGCTTGAATAAAGCTAACAATCCCCGGTATTACCTGTGTAACAATCACCTGCAATACCTGTTCTGCAACTGGCACAACGTATGTGGTTATAAAGCCCACAACCTCTGAAACTGCGTTCTTTACTGTTCCCAGCACATTTACAAACGTGTCAAAGACTGCTGCGCCTTTATCTCCGAACAATTCTTGTATCTTGTCACGGGCTGCACCTATGTTCCCATCAGAAAACACATTCTTTATGGTGTCGCCTATGTTGGTAATGACCGAAACAATCTTGTCAAAGACTGCCAACGCTTCATCACCAAAGGTTCGCTGTATAAATCCCCTTATCTCTTCAAGATGGTTCTTTACAAGCTGTATTACTGTAATAATTGTTGTGATAACGCCCACAACTGGCAGTATCTTTCCTGCAATACCTCCAAGCGGTCCCAGTGCTGTTTTTGCAAGGTTTCCAAATATATTACCTATTGCAGAACCTACGCCGCCCATAGCGCCTTTTACATTGCCAAAGTATGACAATATACCGCTTCCAGCTGTTTTCAGCTTTTCCGCAAAACTTACGCTTGTTGCTGCGTTTTCAATAAATCCGGCACGCAGTCCCAGCAGTTTTTTTGCCAGTGACAATATGCCGTCTTGTGCTGATAATGTAACCAGCTTTGTTGTCAACATTCCCACTTTCAATGCCGCCAGCCCTGCCGCTACCTTTAGGGCTGTTTGCACCAATTTTGGGTTTGCTGCTGCAAATTCTGAAACTTTAGTGACCACCACCGCCACTTTGTCTGCCAAATTTCCTACAATCGGCAGTAAGTTTTGACCAAGAACAATACCTAAGTTTGCTATACTGTTCTTTGCCTTTTCCATTTTGGCTTCTGTGGTGTCTTCCATTTTGGCAAATGCGCTGTCTGTCGCCCCAACGCTGTTTACCATGTCTTGTACGCTTGAATTGAAGCCGTCAACTCCGTTTGACAGAAGCGACATTGCCGCTTTTCCGGCTTCTGAACTGCTGAACATATCAGATAGGGCAAGACCAGACTTGCTGGCTTCTTCCTGTATACCTCCCAGAATTTCCCCAAGTGATTTACCGCTTGCCATCAATTCTGCAAAGCTGCCGCCCATCTTCTGCCGCAATAGCTTGTCTGTCGTACTTCCAGACTTTGACAACTCATTTAACATACTGTTCATGTATGTTGTCGTTTCTGCGGCTGCAATACCTTTGCTGGTCATTATTGCATATCCGGCGCATAACTGTTCCAGTGAAACATTGCTGGCGTTTGCAGTCGGTATGATTTTACCCATACTGCTTGCCAGTTCTCCTACTGTCACTTTACCTTTGTTCTGCGTCTGTACCAGCATATCTGATACCGTGCTTACTTTGTCCGCACTCATGCCGTATGCGTTCAATACGGTTGTTAATACGTCCAGCGTTTGCGAACTTTCCGCAAATCCGGCTTTTGCTAACTTCGTACTGTTTGTAACAAAGTTTACGGCGTCACCTGTCTTCTGTCCGGCAGATATAGCGTTGTACACATCATCAGCAATGGCATTGGCTGCAATTCCTGTCTTGTTTGACAGTTCCATTATCTGTTGTGACAATGTACCCAGTGGGACTTCCTGCGTATCTGCAATGGTTCCCACCTTTGCTATTGCTTTTTCGTACTGCTGCGCTGCCTGCACGGGTCCTGCATACACTGCGGCGGCTACGGCACTAATTGCGCCAATAGTTCCCAGCAGTTGTCCTTTTGTCTTTGAAATGCTCTGTTCTACCTGCTGTTGCTTGTCATTCAATTTTTGCAACGTCTGCTGTGAAGTTTGCAGCTTTTCATAAGACTTTTGCAGTCTTCCGTTGGCTTCTTCCAGATTATCCGTATTTACTCCGGCTGCTTTCAGTTCGTCGGCATAACTGTTTAATTGTTTTTCCTGTTCTTCGATTTTGGCAGTGGTCTGTTGTATCTGGTTTTCATTCTTTTCAAGCTTCTTCCGCAGTGCTTCTGTGGGTTCGCCTGTCTGCTGCAATTCCTGCTGTAATCGGTCATGCTCTGCGTTAAGCTGCGCCAGCCGTTCTTTGTTCTTATCAATAGCGGCAGACTGCTTTGTGTAGCCGTCAATCTTTGATTGCAGGGAATTGACATTTTTTAAGCTGTCCCGTAACTGGTTGTTGGTGTTAATTGCGCTTTTGAATGTGCTGTTAAAATTGCCACCCAGCGACGCTTTCAGCTTAAAAAGCAGTTCAAATTCCTTTTGTGACCCTGCCAAGCTGTTTCACCTCCCTACGCATTATTGCTGTTCTGTTTCTGCTCTTCCGCTTCTTCTTTTTCCACTTCATTTATGGTTTCAATCCATGCAAAAAGTCTGCGTATAGGCATTTGCAGCCAGAACGGGACGGGCGTATGTGAAGCCCTTGACATTTTGTATATCTGCTTTCTTATGAACTTTGCGGGTTCTTTAATTTTTAATAGCCCGCAGCAATTAAAAAATCCCTTGCTTTGTTCTTAATCTTCATGTAATCACCTACCGGAAGACGTCTGATTTCATCAGAAGCAACCCCCGCAGCTTTTGCCGCAAGAATACACTGGAACGCAGAGGAAATTTCCGGTGAAAGTGCATATTTGTTCTGGTCTGCAAGTTCCTGTTCTACTGCTTCAATATCTTCACCAGTTAAATTGTCAAAATAGAAAGTTAATTTTGTATACTTCTTCCCCTCAATCTCTCTGGGCTTTTTGAATGTGTGTGTATAATTCAAACTGCCGTCTTCTTCCTTGTCTTTCTTCTTGTCGTCAAAATTGACCACGCCACTTGCCTGTGCTTCCTGCATTTCCTTTTCCTGCTCTGTTACCTGCTCCATGTTTTCAGTTGTATTTGTTGTATCTGACATTGTTTATTCCTCCATATCTTTGATTTTAGGCAGGAAAAAACCAGCGGTCTTCCCGCTGGCTCCTGCTGTCTTTTTTTACTTGCCTAATGCTTTTCTGACGTCCTTTAAGTAATCTTTGCCATTGATAATGCACACAAAGTTTAACGGGTCAATTTCCGTTACCTTTGAACCGTCCAAGTACATTGCATAGTATGAAACGGCATATTCACCACTTACATCAGCTGTTGAAGCTGCCGCAACTTTTCCAAGCGCTGTCTTCTTCGGCTTTACTTTCATAATGTGCTTAACGCCGGACACTTCGTTTGCGCTTGTACGCAGGTTCATTCTCTGCTGTGCAACTCGCAGGTCAATTCTGTGTACCCGTGGTTCCATCAGCTTGACCGCTGCCGCTGTGACAGTTCGGAAATTGAAAGTTGTTGACATTGCATTTAAGTGACCAATAATGATTTCTTCGATATTTCCCGCAATGCCTGCGCCGCTCAACTCTTCCGTCATGTACTCCAAGTCTGGCAGTGTCACTTCTGTGGTTCCCAGATACTCTACTGCGTCTTCGTAAATCGCATAGTTAATAACTAATTCGTCAACTTTTGACATTCTGTTTCACCTCCTGTTATGCTGCCACCAGTGCTGCAAGATATGACAAGTCATATTCAAGCACAAAGTCCATTTTCTGCATTGGTGATGGCGGCGTCATATAAATGTGGAAACGCACAATTCCTGCTGCAAGCTGGCTTGTGCTGTTTTCGCTTTCGTTGAACTCCACACGCCCACCAATGATTTTTTCATCAGTTGCAAGACTTGCCAGCCAATCATTGATTGACTGCACAACTGCGTCAATCAGACGTCTTTTAATTCCTCTGTCAATGTAGTTCCAGTACGTCAAAATAAGTGTCTTTGCAACCCACTTGAACATACGGTTGATACAGTAGAAATAGTCCGTCACGTCTGTGTTGGCAGGATAACAAGCCGTATAATTTCCCCAGCTTACAAAGCCATTAAAGAAATTAAGTGCGGTCACAACGCCGTTTTCATTCAAGTAGTTTGCCTGCTGAATATCCATGACTACTTCCGAACCGTCCGCAGTAACCATTCTATCTGCCTGTATGCCCTTGTTTGAAGCGCTTTCGCAAGGTGTACCGCCGCCGTACTCTTCCGCATTGTCTACGGCTGACATACTGGCTGCAAGCTGTGTTGAAAGATTGAAAACTCTATCTCCCAGCGCAACTTTAGGGAAGCAGACAACTTCTGTTCTTTTTGTGAAGTTTTTCTGTTTCTTCCATGCTGGCACTTCCGTGTAGTATGTCGCCCCGGTTTCTGCTGTGCAGTCAATGTCCAGAATTGCTTCACCCTCAAACAGTCCGTTGATATTCTCTGCTTTTGCAGACATTACAGCTGCAACCTCTGCGTCATGTGACCAATTCGGACACAAAATAAGGTCTGGAACCTTTGTATAAAGTGGAAATACATTGTTAATCAGTTCAAGTCCGGTTGTCTTGTGTGTGCTTACGCTGTAACCGCCGATAATATCACTTTTTGTGACCTGTGAAGCGTCCACGGCGTCATATTTCACGGTAAGTTTGCCCGTGGTTTCTTTTAAGAACTCCACAACGCAGTTTGTGTCGCTGTAAAATACTTCGTAATCTTCCCCGGCTGTCTTTCCTGTGATTTCCACACTGCCTGCGATTGCTTCCGCAGGTAATACAATCTGACCGTCTACAACGTCCATCTGTGTTTCATCAACTGTTTTCTTGTGTTTCTTAGGGTCAAGAACATTTACAAAGAATACCTGCGCAGAATTAAACAATGTAAACGCTGTATAAATCTCTTCACAAAGACTGTATTTCTTCCAGTCGTCGGAATATCCCAACGCCTGCACTGCTTCTTTGTAACTTGAAGCCATAATGACTTCATTTACTTTTCCGTTTACCATCTGCACGGGTGCTGTTCCAACCACAAAATGTACGCCAGTATCTACGGACACGGGCGTGATTGCGCCATTGCTTGTCTTGCTGGCGTTTACTCCATGTGATACGTCACTCATTTGTTATACCTCCTGTTCTGCGTATGCAAGGGCGGCAGCCTTTAAGTCTGAATAATACTTGTTGTATACATTCCCGGTTGTCTTCACCTTGTCTTTCTTGTCTGCCAGTTCGGAAATAGGAACCAGCATTTTTCTTACAAGTGGGAACTTTTCGAGAATGAAAGAAAGTTCTTCTTCAATCTCTTTGTCTGTTCCCTCAAAAATCTTGTTGCATGGCAGCATTGCTTTTGGCAGGTTCGGTCCAATGTAAATCAGCTTTACTGTTTCTGCCTGCGTATTTGCCGTTTTTGCGGCTTTTTCTTCTGTTGTGGTATTTTCTACCGCCTGCACCTTTTCAGCGTCCTTTTCGGCTGCTGTGGTGCTTGCTGTGGTCGCTTTTGCCATTTTATCTTCCTCCTGTCTATAAATTGTGCAAAATCTCTGCCACATCACGTTGCGTGACTGGCATACTCCAATTTGTCACCATTTCGCCCATGTAGTATGGCGGCGTGGTGTCTTGATATACGATATATTCCAGCGGCAGTTCCAAAGCAAATTGACCGCCGCCGATTGTCCCGGCTTTCTTCAATTCGCTGCGCACTCTCAAAATCAGATTGAGAAGTGCCAGCGGTCCGTCCTGCCCATCTTCTGAATACACCGCAAATATTATCCTTACTTTGCAGCTGTCTTCCTCTGGTTCGCCTGCTTTCTTGTCGTCCGTCCCTGTTAGAAACTTTAACAGAATGTATGGCACTTTCTGTTGTACGTCGTCTGCTTCCGGCAGCCCCATTTTATAAACTGCTGCTGCTCTTTCTTTTTCTTCATTGCTTCCCGTTCTGGTTCGCACTGGCAAAATAATGTCAGACGTTTTGGAACTAATGAATTTCTGCAATTCTTCCAGCAAAAAAACTGGTGTCATAATTCTTTACCCTCCATAACCATTCAAAATCCTGTTCATTTCGTGTATAATTCTTTCGTTTACCAGTTCTTGTGCTTCCTTTTCCAGCCCGTCTATAATATCTTCGTTTCCCACCATCTGTGCTGCTGATAGTCCCATTTTTTCTTCAATCGGAAAACGCTTGCGCCCTGTCCTCTCAAATACTCCAGTATGACCATTGCTTTTCATTTCTGCAATGAAAGCGTCTTCAAACGGTGTCCCGCTGCCACCTTTTTTGACTGCCGCCCGCACCTGCTTTCCTGTTCCGGGCTTTGTCGGTGTGACTTTGAATTTGTACAGCGGTATTTTTACACCAGAAAACGAAACAAAGCCCGCAAGGTTTCCCGTGCTGGCTTTGGTTATATTTATTCTGGTTGCTTTTGTCAGTGCTGCGCCATTTACGGCATATACGGTTTTTACCTGCTTTATTGCCTGTGTCTTCACTCTGGAAATACCACGGTTCATAGCGCTGGCAAATACTCTTTCTGCACCTTTTGGAACGTCTGCCAGCAGGGTTCCCACTCTTTCTATTGCGTCAGATGTTATTTCAATCATTCTTCCAACATCTCCAATTCAAGAATTATTTCCCCGTCCTCGCAGTCTGCTTTTGAAATGTTATACATATTGATTGCCCCGGCTTCGTCAATTTCAAGCTGGCGTCCTTTTTTTGGAACGCAACCAAAATCATATAATGACATATAGACCAGACAAGAAGCACGGTTTATGCCCTCTGCATTGTCCCCGTTTTCTCTCTGCCGTTCGTCGGCTGCCGTGTGGTCAATGATTATGGGCAAATAGTGTTTCTTGCCTTGATACCATATATCAGTCATAGTTGCCATTTCTCCGCAGTTGTGAAACACTTTCATGTCACTGGCAAGCTGTGCTTTGAAGTCCATTAGATAGGCGTTGCAACAAACCAGCTGTCTACATCATGCGGAACGCATAACGGTGCAGAAGACAGATTGAGGAAGCGGCGGGCAGGCTTACGCTTTGTCCATGTGTCCGGTACATATTTACCCTCTACGGTCATAAAGTTGCCGTCCGGCTCCTTAATAAGTGTGATTGCTCCATAGTACATGGAATAATCAGCGTTTGTGCTTAACAGTGCCAAGCTGTCCGCAGGTACAAGCGGCTTGTCCTCTGGTGCGTCCGGGTTTGTCCAGTCGTCAAGATACCATTCATTGTACTTGTAAATATCAAGTCCAAGTTCGTGAATAGTTCCAAGATATGTCACGCCGTTCGGAAGCTGCTTCGGCTGGATAACTGCAAGGTTGTAATTCTTCACGTCAAGCGCTTTCTGTACTTTTGCGTGATTTACAAATGCGTTTGCAACGTCGCTTCCCATAACGCAAATATCACAGTTTACAAATCCGGTCTTCTGTACGGTTTCATGCCAGCGCTTCAAATCTGCGATAGGGTCGGAAGTATCAGCAGTCCACTTCTTCGCTGCTGTTGTGATTTTCTCTTTGTTTGTAAAAGAGAAGTCAATTTCTTCATTCACCCCGTCGCCAATGATAGGAATTTTGCCAGTAAAAATGGTCTGTACGCACATTAACTCTTCACGGCGTAAAATCATTTCTCGCAGTTCCTTGAAATCATCAGACATTTTAAGCACTGCACGTTCCGCAGGTGTTCTGCCGGAATAAAGGCTTTCGCCCGGTCTGCGCTGTAAAAGGTCGTCAACTGTTGTGACCTTTTCTGGTGCAACTAAAGGCGGTGTGTAGGTCTTTGTTTCATAGCCAGTGTTTGGCACTACCTTTCCACCAACCACACGGCTGACAAACGGTGCAACCTTTCTGCTGCCTTTCTTGAAATCAACATCAACATTCTTTGTCACAAATGTTTCTTCATGTTTGAAAAATGTACTTCTGAAAAAAGTACGCACGGGCGGTAACTTCTGAACCACTCTGCCCATTGTTCGTGGTTCGTAAATAGATACTTCATTTGCCATGATTGTTTTATCCTCCTTACTTCAAAAAGATTGATACTTTTCGCAGTGCTTCTTTGATTTTTGCTAAATCTGCGCTTGCTTCAAGGTGTAATGCGTCAGCGAAAAACTCACCTGTCAGATAGTATGTGACTGGTTCGCCGCTTCCTGCTGCCGCAGCCGCAATTCCTATTGCGTTTGCTTCTTTTGTTGCCGCAACCGGAATGATTTTGTTGTCATTCTCTGTGTCAATCATTACTGGTGCGTACTCTTTAATTGCTGCGCCTGCAACTCCTATTTCTGGTACAGTCGGAAAGTCGCCAGCAAAGAAATTCTTTGGCGCCGTTTCTCTCTTCTCTACTGCATATTCACTCATTTTGCGCTACCTCCTTATTTTGTATCTGGAAACAACTTGTCAATAGCGGCATTGAACGGGTCTTTTCCGCCACCGCCTGCGTTGTCTTCCGGTGTTACGCCAGACACATTGTTTGCCCCGCCGTCCTGTGCGTCCTGCTGGCGGTTCTGAATGTAAGTTCCACCCGCTTTGTTCTGCTCTGCAATGATTTTCACTGCAAGTTCCTGTGCAGAAATAGGGTTTTCAAACTTTGCGTCTGTCGCAAGTGTTGCATAGTTGCCGTTTGCCAAGTCTTCAATGCCTTTAATTCTGGCACGTTCTGTGGCTGCGGCTTCGTTCTGGATTGTCGCTACTAAATCCGGGTATGCGGCTTTTAGTGCGTCAACCGTTGTGATTTTGTTTTCTGGTGCTGCCATTTCTGGTTCCTCCTTTTCTTTTGGCTTGTTGATAGGTTCTGTTGCACTATTTACTAAACTACCCGGATTTTGATTGTGCGGGCTGTTTAATAACTGGGTTGGAATACTCTTGAACATGGAAACGTCAATGGGTACTGAATTAACCACAATTTTTGAAGAATTTTCAACAACTGTGCTGCTTTCTTCAAACATCAATTCGTCACAGAAGCCGTTTTCAACCGCTGTGTCGCCCGTCCACCATGTTTCATTTGACATAAGCTGTTCTATGTCCTCTGTATTTCTGCCAGTCTTGCTGGCGTATGTGTTTACTATGCTTTGCTTAATCACTTTCAGTTCATCAGCCATCTTCAAGAAGTCTTCTGCCTTGAAAGTGTCCCAGACTGTCATTGCCGGGTCATGTATCATAAATACACCGTTTCTGGCAATCTTGATTGTGTCGCCAGCCATAGCAATGATTGTGGCTGCGGAAGCTGCCCAGCCATCAATTTTGACTGTCACTTTCGCTGAACAATCTTTCAGTCTTGTAAAAATTGCATTGGCTGCGAACACGTCACCGCCGCCGCTGTTGATACGCACGATAATTTCCGGCACATCACCCAGCGCCGCAAGTTCTTGATTGAACTGTTGTGGTGTCACTCTGTCTTCCCACCATGACTGCTGGCTGCTAATTGCTCCGTATAAAAGCAGTTCTGGTGGTTTGTCGCCTGTTGCTGGAATAAAATTCCAGAATTTATTCGTCGTCACTCCGTATGGATTGCCCGGCGTCCTGTTGTCCTGCTGCTGGTTCATTCCCTGCGCCTGCTGCGGCTGCTGGGGGTTTTGGCTTGTTTGCATTGGCATTGGCAATTTTCTTCACCTCTCTTAACTCTTTTTCTTCATGTTTCAGCTGTTCAATGTTGTTGTAGTAGCTTGTGCCTGTCATTTGCATGGTTTCATCACTTCTGGTGCTAAATCCATTCTGCACACGCTTTTCTGCTGCTGTTGCTTCTTTTACTGGGTCTAACATACCCTTTGCAGGTCCGTTCCACTTCGCCCCGCAATACGCTTTTCTAATCACCGGGTCAGTGAAAAAGCCCGGTGCCTTGATACGTCCTTTTGCAACCGCTTCTGTCAACCATTCTTCATATACTGGCTGGCAAAAGTCTGTTGCTAACCAGTCCCGGTACATATTAAACATTTTCCACGCTTCTTCCAGCGCCCCTTTACTGGCTGTATAGCTGGAATTAAAGCGCTTCATAAGCAGTTCATAAGGTATTTCAAGGCTGGCACCTATCTGCTGGCATATAGCTTCCACAAAGCCGCCAAAATTGGCGTTTGGTCTTCCGGGGTTCATGTCGTGTGCCTTTTCGCCCTCGTTCAAGTCAATAACGGCACCCGGCGCAAGTTCAATGGTGGTTTCGTCCTCTGCGTCCACCTGCACTTCTTCCGGTATAATGCTTCCTATTGCGTCTTCGCTGCTTGCGTCTGCCTTTTCGATAAATACCGTAAACATACCAGACACAACCGCTGCCACCAGTTCTGCGTCCGTGTATCTTCCAAGCTGTTTCAGACTTTCAATGACTGGGGCAAGGAACGGAACGCCCCTGCGTTGTCCTATTCGCTCCCTGTTCATAAGGTGCAGCACGTTTCTTCTTCCGGTCGTTTTTCCGAACGCTTCCACCCTCTGCCAGCTAATGTCTGCATAGGCATAAGACAACGGGTGGTGGTCTGCTATGTGATACGCTACGACTTCCCCGGATTGGTCAACCTCCACACCTCCGACAATTTTATTGTCTATGGTGTCGCAGTTGTTCGGGCTGCATAGCCTGTCCGCTTCTATCAGCTGCACACGCAGGTCATACGGCTGGTTTAGTCGTGGCTTGACTGGAAGTACTGCCAGACAGTCCCCAGAAATAAGCCAGTTCAAAAAAGCCAACTGCTGCAACTCATAAAAGTTGTCAATTCGTGCCATGTCACAATCTGTGCTTTCTGCCCAGATATTCCATTCACGTTCAATCTGTTTTTCAAGCGTTCTTCTTTCTTCTGGCAATATGCCCAGCAATTCTGCGTCAATGTTCGGCTTCAAACGTAGCCCACGCCCAACAATGTTGGTTCGCATGGTTTTGACAGCGCCGTTGGCAATAGGCACGCCCATGTATAAATCACGGGTGCGCTGCCGCAGTATTGAAACATTGTCTTCTATGTCTTCACGGCTGCTGCCGCCTGCATGAAGCCACCCTGCAAGTGATTTTTTCACTACGCTGGCACCATAATTGCTGTACCCGCTGTTCAAAATCTGCAATTTTTGTCTTGCCGCAGTACGTTTCAGTGCTGTTTGTGGCGCCACAACTGCTATTGCTTTGTCAATTCCCGCTGCAATTCCCACGTTTTCACCTCCTTTATTGCATGAAAAAAGCAGCTTTTCACGGCTGCTTTTCGTCTTTTCTTACTTTTCCACGCTATGATATTACCCCATTTTTGCAGGCAATGGGGGGAAATAAACCCCGAAAACGGGCAATGGCGGGCAATCTTTTATAAATCACGGGGCACAAATCGTCTTGCCCGGTTTCTGCCGCCTGTCTTTGCTACGTTCTCCAATACGGCAACTTTTCCTTGCCAATATTCAATAGCACGTCTGATTTCTCCTAAATCCGCTTTTGTCATGGTCCTGCTGCCTATTGTGTATGACTGGGCGTTTGTCACCGCCAGTTCTGCTTCCAGCCATGCGTCAAGGTGTCGTTGTGCTGTTTCCAGTGTAATTCCTGCCATTTATAATATACCTCCACTTCTTCTTCTGCCCCGCTTGACAACTCGTTTCACTGTCTGCGGTGTTTCTTCTTTCTTTTTCGGTTTCTTCAATGGTACGTTCGCAATTTCAATGGCTGCCGTGGCGTAGTTCCGGCAGTCCAGCGCTTCATTTCGCTTGTGTTCGCCTTTGTCTTTTAGTTCCCACGCAAAATACGGGCGTCCCATCTTGTAGCGCATAACCTTTTTTTCCGACGTCAAGCCCTTGAAGTACTTTTCGTCATATCCTTTGCCCTCTTCTTTTGGAAAATGGCAAAATCCCGGTCCCTCGTCTTCCACCTTTAGTCTGTCCATAAGCAGGCTTTTTCCAGTGTCAACGCCCAGCGTAAACAGATATGCGCCCTCACGGTTGTTTTTTGACGGCTTCTGGATATATGCGGCGGCGCTATCGTTTGAGCCTTTGATTGCAAACACCCTGCGACTAAACCGGGCTTTGCAGAATTTATATACTTGATTGGTTCTGTGTCCTCCACTATCTATGCAGACGCAGGACAGCTTCATTTTTGTGCCGTCCGGCTTTTCAAAAGTCTGCTGCAAGAACGTGTCAAGGTCGTTCCAGACTTGATTGTTAATGTCTGAATTATCCCCATATATTGCCGCATATTTTATGCCCCAGCTTTCATATTCTGGACCCCAGCCCACCACTTCAACTTCAAATCTGTCGTCCTGTGTATCAACGCCCGCTGTTAAGTACAGTACTTCTTCTGGTACTTCGCAGTTGTATTTCTCACGGCGTTTCAACAACTCGTCGTCTTCTATGGTTTCGCCGTCCTCTTCCCACGTCTGCCCCATTTCCGTATTGGTCCATACTTTCATCAGTTCCACATTGCCTTTTTTCATTTCTGCATTGGCAATGATGAACTTTTCAACAACTTCTTGCCATGTGGTCAGTGTTGAAGCAAGCGTGTTCAAATGGAACCCACGCACCGGGTTTTCTGGGTCTTCATGCACAAAGGTTCCGTCAATAAAATGTTCTTTCCATTCTGCTTCACTGGATATGACGCCACACTTGCTGCAAGCGTATCTGATTTCTGTTAGGTCTTCTTTGTCAAAAACCACATTTGACCAGACCAGCGGTTGCAATTCTCCGCAGCATGGGCAAGGCGTGTTCCATTCTCCCCGGCTGCTGTTTTCGTACTCCACTTCTATTCTGGACGCACCCTTGACCGTCGGTGTGGAAATGTCCACCTGCTTTTTGTTCCAGAACGTAGTCTGACGCTTTGAAGCCAGCAAAAGCGGGTCGCCCTCTTTTCCGGCGCTGGCTGGGTATGCGTCTATTTCGTCTGCAAGCAATATTCTTATGGTGTGGCTTCGTAGACCTGTTGGGCTGTTTGCTCCGGCAATGGTGATGAAGCCGCCCGGAAATATCTTTTGCATGATTGTGTTACCACTGTTTCTTGACTTCTCGTTTATCCGGTCTGCAAGTACGGGTGTATCACGCAGCATGGGGGATAGCTTTTCTTTTGAAAACTTTTCTGCCATGTCAATAGTTGGCTGAATAACCATAATCGGTGACGGGTCATAGTGGACGTAATAGCCAATAGGGTTCAGCACCATTGCGTCAGTCTTTCCAACCTGCGCAGCTGACATTATCACCACTTTTTTGATGGTAATATCTGTTATGGCGTCCATGATTTCTTTTTGATACGGTGCCTTTGCTGTTTTCCAGTGCCCCGGCTCCGCAGAAGACCCGGCAGACAGCCTGCGGAATTTATCTGCCCACTGTGAAAGCGTCATTTCCGGCGGTGGCTGCAATACTTTGAAAATACGGGTGAACATATCAACTGTGTTTTTCTTCATTGTCCACACCATACCCAAACACTGTCTGGAAGTCTGAAAGTTCTTCCAGCACTTCATCAATAGCCGTCTTTAATAGCTTGAAAATTTCTGTCTGGTCCTTTTTCTTTGATAGTATAGGGCTTAATTTTGCAGGTATAGCCATCAATCTTGTTTTGAACCTAACAAGCGTGTCTGTCATTACCTGTTCCACGTCTTCTGTGGTATGCACTTCATTTCTGCGCAACTGCAATTCCAGTTCTTGTGCTTCTCGCTTTGCCCTAACCAGCTTCGCACGTTCTGCGTTGTAGTCCACAGTGCTTTCACTTTCCGGGTTGTTCTTGCGCAGATAATTTATGTATTGGTGGTTTACGGTCTTCAAGTCGTACAGTCCCGGTCTGATTTCCGTTATAACCTTTTCGTCACGCAGCTGGCGCACTCTGCGTTCTGAAATATCCAGCCAAGCAGCAACCGCCTTTGAAGTGTACGCTTTCAAAAAACCGCACCCCCTTTCTTTTGTGTCCGAATTGGTCACATTTTTTTCTTTTTTAGCCCCTACCCCTTTATTTTTTACCGGGTCGGAAGCGGAAATGGGATTTTCAAAATTATATCTGGGCAGGTTTTGGGCGTCGCCGTACCCGCAGTGCTTCCAGACCGCCGGAAGAACCTATCAAACGTCGTCCACAACGTCTGTGATTTCGTCGTTTTCTGTGCTTCCGTCCGGGTCAATCTCAAATTCTCCCGTTAGCTTCTGTTTGTTCAATTCAAGTTGCTTTTCCGCAAGCTGTAAGCGTCTGTCCTCTAACTCATACGCCTTGATACTGTCCAGCTGCTTGATGATACGCCCATGTAGCTTGTTCAGTTCGGCTTCCACTTTCATTGCTCTATCAAATGGGCTTGACTTGATAATAGATTTCATTGCTGTTTTATATATCTCTTTGCCGCCCTCTGGGTCTGTTGCCTGCCCCTGCTCCATGCCGCAGTCCTCTTCTTCCCTGCGCTCTTCCATGCTCTTTGGCACAATCATGTGTACTATTTTATCAGTGTAAAATCCGCCTGCTTCTTTGCTCTCATACTCTTTCAGCAGGCTTTCCAGATAGGCTTTGCGGACGTATAGTGCCTGCAATTCCTCCATCATTTGAGATAGTGCTGACGGTGTGCCCATGTTCTTTATTGCTGCCGCCTGCTCTGGGTCTATGTCTTCATAGCCTGCCTGTGCAAAGGCTCCGTGTGTGACGGCGTTTTTGTTCCCCTTTTTTGCCGGGGTTTTTCCCGCAGCATTTTTATTGCCTTTTTGTCCACCCCTTTTTTTAGGCTTCTTTTTCAAGGCTTCGTCCCAGCCGTCTTCTGACTTCCATTTTCTTATTCTTACTTCTGGCACCCCTGCCAGCTTTGCCAGTTCTGCTGTTTCAATCTTGCCGTCTGCGTCCAGATAGCGTTGCATTGACTTGTCCCGCTCCGGGTTCCGTGGTCTTCCCATCTTCTCACCTCTTTTCGTTTGTTTTCATTCTTTCCAACTCTTCCGGTTTACGGAAGTATAAAAAATTATGGGCTTTGTAATTTCAAAAAATCACCAAAGCCCACTATTGCCAACGTGCAAATATAACGGCGTAAAGCCTGCTTTGCTGATATAAATTATACCAGTGAAACGCAGGCAATGGCGGGCAATGATTGCTTATGCAATCTTCTTGAATTGTGAAATTATCTGGTTCTTTTCAAACCTCTGTGACAGCGTAGCAAGTGCGTTATCTCTAATGTTCTTGCACTGCCGTTCGCTGTATGAATTGCGTACCGCTACTTGTTCCCATTTGAGGTTGTGAATGTAAAAATCGAAAATAATACGCTTTTCTTTCAGTTTCAGTCTTGAAATCTCCTGCAAAAGCTGTGCTTTCAAACTCTGTAACTGCTGCACCTTTGCTTCATAGTCTTTGATTTCTCCACTGACAAAATCTGGAATGTTCAGCGCCATATTTTCTGTTTGTCGTGATATATTATTTTTTCCTTTTGGTAGACCGTCGCACTGTATAGCGCCAATGGGGTTGTAGTATTGGTCCGTCAAGTCATTTATAATCTTTCTGTATATGCTCACCTCCCCGTCTATGTCTTTGTAATATTCCAGCAATTCAATTACCTTGCTTCTTTCCATTGCCTGCGCCATTTGCTGTTCCTCCATTTCATTTATTGCCAGTCTTTCCCGGCTGTCAGCCTTGCACGTCAACTTTCTGTTTGCCTGCTGCCTGCTGCCGTTCTTTGTAACCCATGCACTTCATGTATCTTTCCGGCTTTCCGCAGCTTTCGTAATATTCGCAAGACTTGCATACGTTTTCTTGCGTCATTTCCTTTTCCTCCGTGATATGTACCCTGCGCACTCCGGCTGTCCTCTTAATAGCTGCATAGAACACGCCCCGCCGCACTCATAAGCCTTTGTGATATGCTTTGCGCACTTTGTATTTGCACACTGGTTCCGGCAAAATACGGGCATATTGTCTGTATTAAGCATTATTATTGGTCTTTCCATCTGCTGCACCTCCTTTCTAACACGGTCCACCCTCTGCGCCGTGGAACGCTCCTGCCGGGTATTTCCATTGACCGTCAATAAATATTTCACTTTCCGTGAATGTTCCTGTTATCAGACTTTGTATTGCTTCTGCGTCCCCTTTGTACAAACACGGTTTTGCACCCGCAATGTATGTTTCAAGGTCGCATTTATTGTCCAGTGTGAAGCCCAGCGCTGTTTCATCATTTTTCATTTTCTCGAACTCTTCCGGGTACAACTCTTTGAACCCTGCGAACAATTCCGGTGTTGAAAATATGCACCCCGCACAACTGCAACGGTTCCAGCCTGCCCGGTAACACGGGTGCGGGTTTACTCTGTTTCTTTTCAGCACTTCCCACACGTCTTTTTCTGAATAATCAATGACCGGGCGCCACTGGTGAACTGTTCTTTTCAGTTTCTTTTCTGCATTGGCTCTGAAATATATTTCCATTTCGTTATATTTTGAACGCCCGGTGCTTTCCCCTCTGCGTTCTCCACTGCATATCAAGACTTTTGAATTTTCTTTCACCTCTTCCAGATTTCGCAGGACTGTTGCTGCAACATCTATTTTCAAATACGGGCTGCACCATCTTGTCATTAAATTTCCAGATTTTGCAGGAAACTTCATGCGGCAGCCATATTCTTTCAGCAATTCTTCTTTGTTCTCTGCGTCGCTTTCTTCAATCTTCCTGCACGCCGCCTGCTGCGGTGTTTCTTTCGCTCTTAATATTTCCCCGGTTTCCGGGTCTACCCATTCAATAGGCTTGCTGGCTCCTATTCTGTACAATTCACCAAAGAAGCCGCCTTTTCTCCATGATAGCCGCAAGGGTATTCCCTCTGCGTCTGCAAGTGCTTTCATGTAGTCTTCCAGCGGCAGCAATTCTTCAAGGTATATTTCTTCCATGTGCTTTGTTTCTCTTCTGCCCGGCACTCTGGGTTTTATGCGCTTTCCTGTTCCATATATGGGCTTGTCTTTGTTTCCTCTGGTCACTGGTGTGTCAACGGTGCAATCTATGTCTTTTATGAACTCCGGTTCAAACAAGTTTAATTGCCCTTTCACTTTTCACACCTCCAAATCATTTCAATGCTATTACGCAATATCCGTCTTCAAGTGCGCTGCTGGTCGTGTCGTCGTCCATGCAGATAATTTTCATGTCAGCCGTATTTCCGGTTGCTCTACCCTCTGCAAACTCAATCAGCTTCACTGTGTCACCCTCTCTGTAATCGTCATTTTTCAAAATCATGTATGGTCTTGTATGGTCGATTGCAACGGCTTTCATTTTGTCCGGTGATACTCTGATTGTTTTTTCTTTTCTTTCATCAGACGGCAAGTGCTGCATTTTCTCTTCCTGCTGCATTTCACGCAGTTTCTTTTGTGTTTCCCGGTCAATAGCTGCCTGCTCTTCGTTGTACCGCTCTTCGTCCGTTTTCTGGGCTTCTCTGCGGTTTTCATAGGCATTGCAGTTTGTCACGGTTGCTGTCTTGTCATGGCACTCTTCATAGTGCGTACAGCTGTAACAAAGTGAAGTCATGCTTTCCGGCTGTGGGTCAACATATTCTGGCTGCTGCTCTGTGGCTTCTCCTGTTCCCTCTGCGGCTGTTTCTTCCTGCTCTTCGTCTATTTCACCATCTGCGGTGCTTTCCTGCGTCTGTGGCTCTTCTGGCTGTCCCTGCAACTGGTTTATATCCATCTGCCCCGGTATCTGCTGCGACGCTTCATAGTTCTTTTTCAACTGCTTAACGTCTGCCAGCGTCAGCACTTCATTTTCCCGGAATATCTCTGCCGCCTGCTTCTGGTAATCTTCCGGCAGCCCGGACGCTTCATAAATGACAGATACAACAATTCTGTTTGCCTTAAATTCTGCCATCAGTTCTGCAATGATGTTGTTATATATTGCCTTGTATCTTCCAAGCTGTGCCGGGGACGTTTCTATAATTTCCGCTAACAAATCACGGGTTCTGCCCGGAATGTTCATGCTGTCTTTTAATTCAAGCACCAGTTTTTCTGTTTCCAGTGCTTCTGTCATGCGTTCCCAGTCTGTCTTCTCTCTGAAACGGTTTGCCATAATCAATGCCAGTCTGTCTATAATAGCGTTTTTCTTTGGCTTGATTAAGATTGGAACCCGTCTGAAACGCTCTTTTCCCTCGTCCACCAGCTGCATGACCGCCAGCCGTCTTCTATGTCCTGCAATGATACGGCGCTTGCCGTTCTCTTCCTCTTCTGTCACCAGAAGCGGTTGCAGTACTCCCAGAAGTTCAATGGACTGTTTCAAGTCCTGCACGTCCTCCACGCTGTAAAAGTTGCCTTTTGACGGTATAAGGTCGTATATATCAGCTGTACTGCTCACGCCCTCTTCCGGCGTGGCAATCTCTGCTGTTTTCTCTCCCTGCGGTGCTGCTTCTGCGGTTTCCTTTGACCGCTGGTTTAATAACTCTGTCAGATTGAATTTCTTTGCTGCTCCTGCCATGTTCTTTCCCTCCTAACGTGTCCGAATTGGTCACATTCTCAACCATTCTTCCACTAACGCTTTATAGTCAGCCGTTGCGCCGCAGCGTGGGGAATATAGAATGATTGGCAATCTTGCAAATGTGCTGGGTTTCATTTTTGGTGTCTTTCTAATGTGCGTATTGAATACCGGGTATTCAAGCGTTTTTAAGAACTCTTCGCCCTGCGTGTCTGCTTCATTGGTTCTGTCGTACTGTGTTACAAAGCAGCCGCAGAAACGCAACTGCGGGTTCAAGTCCTCACGGGTGTTGTCAATCTGTTCTTTCAGTTCTGCCAGACCGTCTATTGCAAAATCATCAATGGTTATAGGCACCATGACGTCTTGTGAAGCCACCAGCGCATTTATGGTTGAAATGTTAATGTCTGGGGCGTTGTCAATAATGCAGTAGTCATATTCCTGCTGCAAGCCGTCCAGAAACTTCTTAAAGCGTGTTTGCTGCGGTCTTGACTGGTCCAGCATGACTTCCAGATTGGCTGTAAGCAAATTCATGTTTGCTGTGATAATGTCTAAGCCCTCAAAGTCCGTGTGCTGGATAACCTCTGCCGGGTCAATGCCCCGCTGTGTCATTACCTCTGCCGTGCCTTTATGGTCATAGCTGTGGCGGTTCAAAATCTTGCTGGCGTTTCCCTGCTTGTCATTGTCAATCAATAAGACTTTGCAGCCTTTGACTGCTGCCAGAATGTGCGCCATATTTACGCTGGAAATGGTCTTTGCCACTCCCCCTTTAAGATTGATAATTGATAATACTTTCATGTGGTATTCCTCCTTGTATCTGGTATGATTTTATAGTTGCTTTCCCAGTAATGCACGGGGCGGGACTTGAACCCGCACCCGGCAGCTTCGGTGGCTGCTGCGCTATCCATTGCGCCACCCGTGCTTGTCTTACGCTTCTACCGTCTGGCTTCCTGCGAAAAATACTTCTCTGCCGTCCCAGTTTCTTACTTTCACTGTCTTTGGCTCTTCTTTTCTCTCGTTGTATCTTCCGGCGTGCTGTACTGCTGCGTATGTGATTGTTTTTGCTGTTCTCTTTACAATTTCAAATACAACTGCGTGTTCTCCGTATCTCTTGCCAACTTCAAATGTTCTCATGTCTTTGTACCTCCGTTTGTTTTACTTCTTTAACTGTCTTTATTATATACTTACGGAAGTATAAAAGCTATTGACATTCTGCACAATCTTACGGAAGTATATTTGTATATTTTGTATACTTCCGTAAGTATTCAATATCAGTGGCGGCGTTTCAATGCTTCGTCATACTCTTTGATAGGCATTTTCACCGCAAGCGGCATATATTTTCCGCTGTTGTCAATCTCATATAAAAACTGCACTTCACCTTTTTTCAGATAATGCAGCGTTGCAATGTCTGTTATCTGGTGGATTGCTACTGTCCCGGTCAGCACGATTGGCGCCCCTGTCGGTATGTAATATGCTGTCGCTGTTTCTCCCGTCTTCTGTGTCGGTCTTATTGCTACTGTGTCCCCTATCTCTAACGGGCACACCGCCTTAAATGCTGCCATTTTCATTGTGTTTGTCCTCCTGTTCGTGTTTTTCTCTGTTCTGCCTTCTTACTTCCCAGCCAACTTCTCTGACCACTACAAAGACCAGATATAAAATACCCAGCCCCACGCAGACCGCAAAGAATGTTACCAGTGCTTTTACAACCTCAATCAGAAATGCAATCATTGTTCTTTCCCTCCCTCATTTTCTGTTTTGCCCAGCCAATAGCCCGGCTGCTTGCGTTTATCTGGTGCAGCTGGCGTACTCTGATATTATTTGTCTTTTCTTCTTCCTCTGCCTGCTGCCGTTCCAACTGTCGGCGGTATAGTAATTCTTTTCCGCTGTAATACTTCCGCTTCTTTTTCGCCATCTTTATTCCTCCATCAAAAGAACTTTCTATGGTATCTGCTGCCCTTGCTTGCCTGCTTGCGTCGCTGGCGCTGTTTTCTTCTCTTCTGGTACTGGGCGTCTTCTGCTGCTGCCACCTGCCTTTTGACTGCTTCGTGGTCTATGTTGTCCACCTCTTCTTGCAGGACTTCCAGCACTTCAACTTCACTGTCCTTGAAAGTGAATGTCATACCGGGGTCATACTCTCCACTTGTCCAGTCTTTCTGGAACTTCTCAAAATTATCTCTGTATCTATACGCCGCCTGTGGGTGGTACTGTTCGGCTTCATATATGCCCAGCATAACTTCTTTGTCGTCCTTGTCGTCCCAGTTGTAAAGGTGCCAGCTTTCGTGGTTGTCCCAGTTCCACTTTGACAAATACAACACTATTCCGTCAAAGTAGTTGCCCTCACGCACCATGCCTTTCATTTGCTTGCAGGTGAAGCCCTGCCCATTTAATTCCTCTTTGATTTTCTCATAGTCCCTGCCGCCAGTATGTAACTTTGCTTTTACGATTAGCGGCAAATACTGTGGCTGTTTATCTTCTTTTCCCATTGCTTGTCCTTTCCAGTCTGTCTGCAATCCTCAATATGCTTTCCATTGACTTTCTAATGTTTGTGTCTGTGCCCTCTGTGATTTTCAGCACGTCTGCTATGTCCCGCAGTTCTTGTGCCATTTCTTCTGTTTCCCCGGTCACAATGTCATATTTATTGCGGCAGGCGGTGCAGACCTGCGAACCCTCCGGGATAACTTCACCGCATATCAAGCAGCGGTCAACGCCGTTCATTCTTCCCAGCTTTCGTATTTCTTCACACGCCTTGTCAAGTTCTGCACCTGCTCAACAAGGTTTGCAACCTCATGTGGTGACAATCCGGTTTGTTCATAGTCATACAGCTTCTTTGCGGCTTGATTGACTGTGACGTGCGGTTTCAATACTGCTTTCTGTCCGTTCTGGCTGTATTCTGTCAGCGTCGTTCTTTTCTGTCGCTTCCGTGGCTCCTGCTGCTTAAATGCTCCGGCACGCTTCATGGTGCTGTAATATGGCACCGTCTTTTTCAATGTGTGGTCCATGTAGCCCATTACAATTCCACCTTTCTTCCCGTCTGTTCCATAACTCCCAGATAACCTGCTATTGTGTCCATTGCTTCTTCCGCTGACCAACAAACCGCCGTTTCATATCCCTGCTGCCGTAGCTGTTCCAGCCACCAGTCCTGCTTCTCTGTTGTCTTGTTACTCTGCCACTTCATTTCCACATACAGCCCGTGTTTGCCGTTTCTGGCTACTGGCAAGCACAAGTCCGGCACCCCTGCTTTCACGCCCTGTCTTTTAAGGTTCGCCGCTTCCAGCTGGTTTCTGCTGCCGCCATTCGGTATGTGGTGCAGCAGGTCTAATTCCGGGAAATCCTTTGCGTAGAACCTCGCCCAGTTTATAACTCTTTCCTGCTCCGTGGCTTCACTGCGTTTTTTGTAATATCCTCTACTCATTGGCGTTTGTCCTTTCGTCAAGGTGTGTTGCCATCATGTCTGCAATGTGAAGCATAGCTGCAAGCCTGCTGCCTGCAAAAGCATTGTTCATGTCATAGCTGCCGCCCTTTACTGCGCTATCAAAAGCGCCCATGTGCCATCTGATAGCCAGCATTTCTTCTTCCGTAAGCTGCATATATCGCATAATCTGAATAATTGACTTTTCACCGTGTCCCAGCGGCAGGCTGTTTGTATATCCGTACACCTCAACTTCTTTCCAGCTTCCGTCTTTCTGCTTCTGGTTCTTCTTTTCCACTTTGTAGGCGTCCACCTTGCAAACATCATGCAGAAGCGCTGCAACTGCGATTGTGTCCACGGTGTATTCCGGGTACGTTCTGCCCTGTCTTTTGTCCTCTGCGTCTGCCAGCTGAACCAATCTGCGGTATACATAGTTTGTATGCTCTACCAGACCGCCTGCGTAGGCTCCGTGGTACTTTGTGCTTGCCGGGGCTGTGAAAAATCCTGCTTCTTCCAGCCATGCAAGCAGTTTGTCTGCTCCCGGTCTGCTTATGTACGAAAAGTAATTCTTAAACTTCTCAACCTCTGCCATTCTCTGTTCTTCATTCATTGTCTTGTCCTCCTGTGGTTTCTTCCCGGCTGTCTACCAGATATATTTTGCCGTCCTGCTCATACAGCATGACTTTTCCTTTCAGTGCCGCCAGTGTCATTTCTGCTTTCATGCCATCTGATATGCCGTATTTGTTGCCAATCAGAATGTATTTGCAGTTTTCAAGTATCTTCATTCCCGCTGCCATGCCCCGGCTTCTTTCTTCCGGGTTCTGGTCGTCTGTAACTTCCGTCAAGTATAAATGCGCCGTGACCGGGACAAAGCCATTGTCTATGGCTGCCCGTGTCAGCTTCCGTGCATATTCCTTGTTGCGCTTCGTGTCGCCCCGGTATGGGCTGCACACATACAACAAATCATTCACCCGCCGTCACCTCCTTGTCTTTTCTTCGTATACTTTCGCACGCTTTTGGTAATATCCCTCTTCTGTGTCTGGTATTCCGATATTCATGCCGCATTTATCGTTTAGGAACTGGCATACCTCACGATAGCCAAGCCCTCCATTTTTCTTGCTTGTGAACGCAAACTTGACCACGTTTGGTTCCAGTTTTTGCAATCTTATAAATCTATCTGGGTCATACATTATTCCAAACCCGCACAACTTGCAGCCCGTCCGCTGCTCTCCTGTCAGTTTGTACGTTTCGCACCCCTCGCATTTAAGCCCGTCGCATATACATTCCCCGTATACTGGCATAAGCGGTATAGTCTCCGTGTATATGTACCACAACACCGTCTGTTCCTCCACTGGTCCCAATGGTTTTGACTTTGGGTGGTCGCCGTCAAACATATTGCACCCAGTCATTCTATATGCTGTCATTCTGTCCCTGCTGTCTGCCGCCATTTCTCCTGTTACTGGAAGCAGCCCGCCCAGTTCTTTTTGTGCCTGTTTCATAGGGTCTTTTTTGAGTATTCCGCAGCACTGTTCTGAAAGCACTATTTCGTCATTATCCAGAATGGGTCTATACTTCACCGGAAGAAAGCGGTTTCCAATGTGATTATCAGCCCTTATCTTTGTTAAATTCAAAATCACTGTATCATTGAACCCCAGTTTGCGTAGATGGTCTGCTGCTTTTATCATTTCTCCGTGACTGTTCTTTGTGTAGTGTTGCGGCATATACTGTTCTATATCCGCATACCTTAAACCAAGCCTTTTTAGTGTCGCCTTGCAATCCCTCACCATTCTTGAAACTTTTTTGCTTATGAATGGCAGCCCTACTGTATCAACAATGTTTATATAGTTGTCCTCTGCTTTGATTTCGTGGTACTCAATTTCTATTCCGAATTTTTCTTTGATGAATTGCAAATATTCTTTTCTGTACTTTGTGGCGCAGCTAAATTCATTTGTCGTGTTTGAGAAAAAGACCCGCAATGGCTTGTCTTTATGTGAAGACACTGACCACATCTGCGCCATAAGATACAACAACACTGCGCTGTCTTTCCCTCCGCTGAATGAAACTGCTAACTGCCCCCCGTCCTCACTATTGCTTCTAAGCACTTCGCCTGCACAATCTGTATTTGTTCCGGCTTGCTTCTCTGCCACATCATGCGCACTTCTTTTTCTGTGTATATATACTTTCCGTCTGACATTACGCCGTTACCTCCATTGCCGCTTTTTCAAGTTGCTGTTGTAGTTCTTCAAACTGCTGCTGCAAGTCTTTTGTGTTTTTATATGTGCTGCACGTTTCGCATTTCGGTTCTTGCAAAAGAACCTGTCTGCACATTTCGCACGTTTTCTGTTCTTCGTTTAGGCTGTATACAATCAGCCCCATTCTGAAACTGATACCCCAGAATTTTTTCAAGTCAATTTCGCTTATGTCCACCGGAACTGCTGCCCGGTTCACTTCTTCGTCTGTAATGCCATAGCGCTTTTTTTAATGCTTCATACATCTGCTGCGCTGTCTGCTGTTCTCCACCTATGCCACATTCTGCAAAGGCTTTAATCTTCACCAGCTTTGCAATTACCTTTTCACGTTGTATCTGGTCCATGTCTTTTACCTCATATACTGCCACGACTGCGGCGCCCGTTTTATTCCCAGTGTTTCAAGCGTCAGTGGCTTTTCATACTCTCTGACCGTGGAAACTTCCCAGCCATACACCTTGTTCCTGCTCCCTGCTGCATAATTGTGAATATCATGTGCAGGAACCTTGCTTTTTCTCTCTGCTTCTTCAAAGTTCTTGATTTCCAGAACTTCCGGGCAGATAAATTCACCAACTATTCCCACGCCGCCCGTGACGTATACCAGCACCCGGAACGGCGCTTTGCATTGTGGCTTTGTCTTCCGCAGTTCCAGAACCTTTTCGCCTGCTGCCATCTTCTGCCACCACTTCTGGTGTAGTGATAATATGACCACTGGCATTTTTTCTGCTTCTTCCATGCTCTTTACCTCTCAAACTCGCTCTTTAGTTCAATTCTGATATACAGAATGTGTTGCAGGTCTTCCACCCGGTATTGTGTGAATTGTTCAACTGGCACCTGCTCCGGCAGGCTGTCTGTTTTCTCCCAGTCCCACATTTGTTCCGTTGCTCTGTATGTTTCCATGCCAAGCCCCATTTTCTTAATGCGTCGCTGCGGGTTCAATGTTCCATGCACTGCGTTTGCGGCATATCCACGGTATACAACCTGTCTGGCTGCGTTATATATCACCACTCTGTCACTGGGCGTCAGTTTGTCCATAATGTCGCCCAGTCTGATTTCATTTTCCATCACCATTCACCCCTCATTCTTCTTTCAATTCTTTCTTTCGCCTGCTGCACTTCTCTTGAATACTCTGTGTCTGTCAGTCCTTTGTTCCATACGTGCTGATATGCACCCGTCACGCCGTAGTTGTAAGCCGTCAACACTTCTGCTTCCGTGTCGAACCTCTCTTGCAATTCTGCCAGATAATCTACACCAACCATGATGTTAAAATAAGGGTTTTCCACATTGTCCACATTCAGTCTGTGCATACGTTCTTCATGCCATTTTGCCAATACCTGCATATATCCTGTTGAACCCTCACTGCTGGTTGCGTCCCATCTGTACCCGCTTTCTGTTTCAATGATTGCCAGTACCAGTGCATAGTCAACGCCGTTCTGCTTGCAAATTATGTATGTGAATTGCTGCATACATTCCGGGAAGTACCCGCCGTGGTCTGCGTAGTCCTCCGGCACTTCATATCTTGTCCAGCCCTCTAATTCCTCACCGGACCAGTCAAGGGACATAAGGTTGAACGGGTACGGCTCCTGCTGCACTGCTTCCGTGGTCGGCGGTGTCGGTTCCGGTTCTTTGGTATCTTCCGGCAGACTGTTTGCAGCTGGCTTGACTGCTGCCCCTACTGTAAACACAATCACAACCACTGCCAGCAGTCCTGCTGCAATGTAATTGCCGTATGCCTTAATTGCCCTTTTTATCCTCTTTCGCCTTAATATGCGGCGCAGCCTTGTTTTTCTTCCTGTTTCCACTTCGTTTTCCTCCTTGTCCTGCCTTTTTTGGCTCTTTTTTCCACATTTTCAAGTAAATATGCCACCCGGTCTGTTCATAAAAGACCGCTTCACATGACACAATGTTGTAATTGCTATATATCTTTCTAAACTCTTCCAGCCCTGCGTCCGGTGATTTTGCCAGCTGTTCCACTTTCCTTTTGCTGTACTTGAAATCATTGCACTTTTCTTCCGGTGCGTTCAGATTTCGGCTGTACTTCCAGTGGTTCTGGTCACGCTGCTGTTTCTCCCCGCCGTCCTCTCTGGTTGTTTCCGGGCGGTCAAGGTTTCTGCTGCTGGAATAGCGTTTCTTGCCCTGCGGGTCCTTGACAATATACTTGCAAAGTCCCTCTATTCCGTTTTCATTCATTTGCAATCGGTCTGCATTTACCCAGCCCAGCTGTTTTATACTGGCTCTGTATTCCGGGTCTTTTGTCTTTTTCCAGTTAATGCGGTCTTTTGTCCACATTAGTTCCACGTCGTCACGGTCAAGCCCACCATTCATAATGATATGGTGGTGTATACGCTTAATGCTTTGACCGTCCTTTGTGTACTTGTATTCTGTTACCAGTATGTATTTAAGTGGTTCAAGTCCCAGTTTGTTTCTGCGGTACGCTATGCGGCGCAGGTAATTTGTCACTATCTTTTCTGCTTCTTCTACTGTGCCCGGCAGGTTCTCTGCGCTATATGTGCAACTTGTATGCAGGTCCCCTATGTGGAAGTTGCCATTTCCCAACTGTACCAGATAGCGTTTAGCGTTCTTGTCGTTCAAGTCCTTTTGCTTTGGGGCATTAACCTTTCTTTTCTTACCCCTCTTTCCTCTGCTTGCCTGCTCTGCTGCTTCTGTTCGTGGTATTATATCCACTTCTCTATACTCTGCGCAGTCTATCTTCTTTTCCCTTATGAACACCACTGCACTTCCTTTTCTGTCTGATACCTTTTTAGCGTATAAGGGTATACCAGAAGTGGTGGTGCCTATCCCCCATCAATCCTGCTTATTATCTCCATACCAGCATATATATAAATTTATATATTTCGTAGGAATGTTAATACCCCATACAAGCCCGTTTAGCGGGGACAAAACCCGCTATTTTCAAAGACTTTCCAGCCCTAAAATGTTTGACTTGTAACCGCCAATATGGTATAATAAACATGTATTGAATTATTAACATATTGACTTTTGAAAAGCCTTTGATTTTGTGTTTGCGGCACATCTTCAAAGGCTTTTTGCGTTGCCTTTTTATAATGCTCTGTACAACTCTTTGCGGCTCTCACCGCACCAGATTTTCTTCCCGTCTTCCGTCTGGACTGTCACTATTCCGTCTTGAAATCTGTACCCCGGATAAATCTTGCCACGGTGCCATTTTCCGTTGTGGTAAATCTCCGCTGGCTGTCCGGCTACATAAGGAAAGTTATCTAAACTCATTCTTCCTGCCCTCCTGCGTGTGCTGCCGCACTCGCTTTCAGTAAATCAGTTACCAGTTCCCAGCTTTCCAAAAACAAAGCGGAACGGAGCGAAACGAGGTCGTTGACGTGAGAACGGGCGTTGTTCAAGTACAGCGCATCAGCGCCACCGTTGGAAGTGTTGCAGAAACACGAACCCCGGATAGGCACGGCTTCTTCAAGTTCGTTGTCTGCCCATATTCCGGCTGTTTCGTTCTTCCAGTCATGCGGTACAATTCCCAGCTTGTACGCAATTTCCGGCATTTCTTCCAGTTCTTCCAGCTGCAAGTCCTTAATATGGCAGCCGTCCCATGCCACTTCAACGTCTTCTTTGGTTGAAAGTGTCACGCCGTCGTTGCCATATAATCGCAGCGGCTTTCCGTTTACTGTCGCAACCTGCCAGTCTGGGGCTTCTGTCGTGTAGCCGTCCACTGCTGCGTCATTGTTCTTTGTATACTCAATAACGCCGTAGTGCAGGCGCAAGCCCGTTACCCATTCATAGAAATTGCCGCAAAGTCCGAACACGCCGCCTGCGGTTCCGTCATGGGACCATGCAAGCGGGTCAAGTCCGGTCAGTGTGCGTCCTCTGTCATAATTCACGCCCTTTTCGTCCGGGTTCTCTGCGTTCGCTCCATAATTGGTGTTGCCGCCGATTGTGTGCCCCAGTTCTTCTGCTTCATGCAGCAGATAGACAAATTCTGCATTTGTCATAAGGTGCCAGCCATTACCTTTTCTTGCGCAGGCTGCCGCCGCTTCATCATAACTGATAGTGTGTTTTGGCTGCTGGTAAGGTAAGGACGCCGGGACGCCCTTAATCATGGTGTTGGTGAACTGCGACACCAGAACCGCAGGAACAATCTTGTTTCTGATTTTGAACAGTTCCGGCACGTCCTCCGGCTCATAGGTCCCCGGCTCCATATAAAACATGGTCATGTAGTTTGGCAGTCCTGCACTGTCCATGACAATGACTGCTTTTTTCTTCACAAATTCTTTCATTTTGTGGCTTTCCTCCTTGTATCTGGTATGATTTTTATTTGAACAGCCTTGCTGCTATTCACTGCTATTGACTTTTGAAAAACCTTTGTTTCTGCTGCTGCCCGGCGCTCACGCTGACTGCTTTTCTTTCTTCTCCGGCTCTGGCTGTGTCACTGTCACGGTGACTTTCACGCCCTCCCGCTGGGATATAATCAGCGCCAGCGTTTCAAAAAAGCGCTGGGCATTGAATGTTCCTTGTACTTCCATTCCTGCGCCCTCCTTTATACTGACTGCGGCGCAATTTTCTGTGCCATGCCCTTTGCAAATCTTATGCCCTGCATGAACACCAGAAAGTCTTTCTTTTCCTGCGGTTCAAGTTCCCCCAGAAAAGCCATGACCTCTGTTGCTTCCTGCTGGTTTTCAGTTGCAATCATGGTTTCCATGTTTTTAACTTCTGTCATGGTCTGTTCCTCCTTTCATGCTGTGTGGTTTCGCAAGCGGTAAACGCTTCTGTTGTAGCGGTTACTGCTTGTTTAACTATATATTATAGCGGTTACTGCTATTTGTCAACCCTTTTTCCGTTTTTAATATTGACTTTTTTAGCGGTTACTGCTATTCTTTAAACATAAAAGAAAGGCGGTGAAGTCAAATGACTATCAATGAACGTGTGAAGCATTTTAGAAAAGATGTTTTGCACATCAGCCAGACTGAATTTGCAGTAAGTCTGGGAATGAAGCAAACTGGCGTCAGCTACATGGAACGGGACGGCTCAACCGTCACTGACCAGACAATCAAGGCAATCTGTCTTCTTTATAATGTGAATGAAGAATGGTTGCGCACTGGTTCTGGTGAAATGTATATACAGCCGGACACATTCAGCCTTGACGACTTCGTGAAGTCTAAAGGTGCCACGGGTCTTGAATTGGAAATCATAAAGACGTACTTTGAACTTGACCCAGAAATTAGAAGAACTGCCGTGGAATTTTTCAAACGCAGGCTTGTTGCTGCTGTTACTGCGGACCCTGCATTGTTAGTTCCAGACAATCCAGAAGATTTAGAAGCCCAGTGCCCGCCCGTTGACACTGGCAGTGTTTCCGGGACAGACGCCGGGTGATAACGCACCCAGCGTCCCCCGCTATTTACAAATTATAAGTTGCGTTGCTCCATTGAAATCTAAATTATAATAAATAGTGTTTATGCTGCTGTAATAGATTGCGTACACTCTGCAATCATACCAGTGTATATATTTTTTTATCATGTGTGACCACCTTTCCAGCGTGGCAAGGCTGGGCGCACTCACTATTATAATTTCTATGTTTTTGTGGATATTCGCAAGAAAGGTGGTTTTATATGGGTTTACGTTTCAGAAAAAGCGTGAAAATTGCCCCCGGCGTCCGTCTTAACATCAGCAAGAAAAGCGTTGGTATAAGTGCAGGCGTCAAGGGGTATCGTAAAAGTATAAACAGCAGCGGCAGGGTCACAACCAGCATAGGGGTTCCCGGCACTGGTGTTTCTTACGTTAAGACCGAGAATTTGAAAAGCAAAAAGAAAAAGGCAGTCAGCAGCCGTGTTTCTTCCACTGCTGCCGCCGCCAGTTCCTCTGCTTCCTCTCCTGCTGCCGCTCCTGTTCCTGCTAAAGTTCAGAAAGCAGCTGCGCAGCCAAAAGAGAAGCCGCCAAAGACCACGGCAGTTTTGCAGGAAAGACCAGACGCCAGCTTTGTTGTGTTCGGCGTCGTTGCTCTGGCTGGTGCCGTGTTCCTCTTTGCTTCTTCTCATGTTATTTTTTCAGTTGTTGCCGCCCTGTTCGGTATCTTCTGTCTGTATAGCTTTATACACATAAAGCGACACCCGGAAGACCCACGATACATCACGGAAGAACAGCTGACACGCTGGGGGCAGCTGGTACACTCCGACGCAAAGACCGTTTCCCAGCTGCAAAAAGCGTCCGTTCCTGTTCTGGTGGATTTAAAGAAGCGTGCTGCGTGGCATTATGAGCAGGTTTCTTCCGTTGGCTTCGGTCCAGACGTTTCATACTACGGTCAAGCCTTGATTGACGTACAAAATCAGATTGTTGCTTTATCTGAATTTGTCATGCTGCAAGGTGATAACCCTAAACAGGATTTAGAAAACTATTCTTCTTTTGTAAGTCAGAAAATAACAGCCTTTACAGACGACATTCTGAAAGACTAATAAAACAAAATGCCCCGGTCGTGCTGGGAACACTTCCGGGGCGTGCAAAGATATGTCATACCAGATACAACAATACCGTCTGCAATTTTGATTATATCACCAGCAGGCGGGAAATGAAAGGAAATGCAGGTGATACAATAGTGAAAAAGATTGATTTAAGCCCGGAACTTGTCCGGGTTGCTTTATATATAAGGGTTTCCGGGGAAGAACAGAAAATAAAAGGTCTGTCACTGGAAGCCCAGCAAGAACGACTGGAAGCATACGCAAGGGAACGTGGCTGGGTCATTGTTGGAATTTACATTGACGCTGCCAAGACCGCCAGAAAGAACATTCATAAAAGAACCGACTTTCAACGCATGATGGACAGTGTGAAGCGTGATGAAGTGGATATTCTGCTTTTCTGCCGCCTTGACCGCTGGTTTCGTTCCGTGGCAGATTATTATAAAATCATGGAAGTTCTGGAAGCGCACAACTGCGACTGGAAAACCACTGATGAAGAATATGACACCACAACCGCAAACGGGCGTCTGTATATTAACGTGAAGCTGTCCATTGCCCAGAATGAAGCGGACATTGACGGGGAACGAATAGACGTTGTATTTGACAGTAAGATTGCCCACGGCACCGTTGTTTCCGGCTCTGCCCCTTTTGGCTTCCGTGTTAATGAGGGAAAGCGGCTGGAAGTTGTGCCAAAAGACGCAGCCATTGTGCAAGACGCTTTCAACTACTTTGAAACTTCGATTTCCCAGCGTGCTACTGTCCGCTATATCCGGGAAACCTACGGCGTGAACTGGTGTGACGCCACTTTCCGGCGTATGCTGAAAGAAAAGCTGTATACTGGGGTGTATGACCGGGGCGGCAGGTTCAATGACCATTTCTGCCCGGCAATCATCAGCAAGCAGCAGTTTGACCGTGTGCAAGCGCTTCTGGAACGCAACGCACGTTCTGTTCCGTCTGGCAAGGTATATATTTTCACTTCCATTCTGACTTGCGCTGAATGCGGGCATAAACTGGTCGGGTACAAGTCAAGTGATTATTATTATTACCGCTGCAACCAGCATTTCCAGCGCGGGCGCTGCTCTCATAATCATTCAGCCCGTGAAGACGTCGTGGAAAAGTGGCTGTTTGAACATCTGGCAGAGGAACTGGAACGCTGCCAGCTGGAATGGGAAGTTGCCGCAGCCAAAAAGAAAGCGTCCGTTGCCCGCACTGATAAAGCAGCACTGAAACGGAAGCTGACCAAGTTAAAAGAATTATATGTGAATGACTTAATAGACATTGAGGACTACAAAAGGGACTATCAAATATATACTGCTGCACTTAAACAGATACCGGAACCCAGCATTGAACCGCCGCCAGACTTCGCAGCCGTCCGCAGGCTCCTTGATAATGATTTCAAAACAATTTATGAGAATTTGACCCGTGAAGAAAAACGCACGCTTTGGCGTTCTGTCATTAAAGAAATTAGAATTGATAATGACCAGAATATCACGGGTGTTGTTTTTGGGTAGTGTTGTACTAACGTGACACTACCCGTGGG